GCCCCTCCGTTCTCGTCGCCGGTCCACGGCGTCTCGCAGGCTGTGACCGTCAGGGAAGGTCACGCGCACCGGCTGTCGCGGGGCGGTGGTTGCCCCGAAGGCCCGGCTAGCGTTCTCCCTCGCGAAGCGAGACCCCTCCAGCTCGTACATTGACACCCCGTCGCGGCCCTTCGAGGTCCAGGGCACGTCGTCGTAGGGGATGTAGGCCCGGGAGTCGAAGCGCATCTGGCGGTCGACTACGGCGACGAGTCGCTCCAGGAGCACGTGGTACTCGCGATCGGTGAGCGTGCCCGTGGCGTCCCAGTCCTGGCCGCGGATCACGCGCTCCAGTGCCACCTCGTCCACGTAGGGCGAGTAGGCGCGACGGTCCGTCAGGAGCTCCTGGATGCGCCCAGGCGCGGCCTGGTCCGCCGTGTAGCCGTAGTCAGTTCGCAGGGCCTTCGCGATCCTACGAGCCTCCGGGCGCGAGGGTGCCTCGTCGATGTTGCCGACCTCAGCCCACACCTCGTAGACCGCCTCGACGAACTCCCAGTCGACCAGAGCCGCCCGCTTCCGGGTCACTGCTCCCACCCCTTGCCAATCTGGAGGTAGGCGTCGAGCGTGGTGACCACGTAGGACTCGCCCACTGACTTGCCAGGACGCTTCACGACTGCGATGCCGTCCACCATGTGAGGGTCGAGCCCACGCTTGGTGAGGTAGTTCTTGCGTTCCACCGCGGCCTCAGTCACGTAGCCGGAGAAGTTCATCTCCTTCTCGGCCTTGGCCTCGATCACCGTGTAGAGCGTCTCTCCGGCGACTCTCTCGCGGAGCACGATGTCGCCCTCGTCAGCGACACCCGCAAGCCGAAGCCGCTCTGCGTCCCCGCCGAAGGATCGGAGGTAGGCAACGAGGTCCGACTCGTACTGCGTTCCTCGCCTCTTGGCAGCTGCCTGCTTACTCGCCATGTCGCCCTCCCCGGCGCTTGAACTTCTGACGCATTCGGTCGATGAAGGAGAGCGCGAAGATCAGGCCGAAGCCCAGCCAGGACAGCTTCTCTTCTGACAACTCTACACACCTCGCTCTCTAGAACGCGTCGTATCGATTGCGCTCCGGGTCTGCCCGGAGACTTTGGTAGTGCATCGCGTTGGGGTCTTGCTTCCCCTCGCGCTGCTTGAGCAGCGCTACCCCGAACTCGTTCGTGTTGCTGTCGAGCCCTACTCCGAACACAACCTCCGGCTGCTCCGTCATGCCGTTCTTGATGGCAGCGACGGGCGGAGGCTGGACGGGGTTGAAGCCGCCCTTGTTCGTAGCGTGGTGCAGGACCATCACCGTGGAGCCCGTGTTGCGGGCGAGCTCCGTGATGTTCTGCATGGCCTCCATCTGCATCCCGTAGTCGAACTGGCAGTCCTCGATGTCCTTGAGGTTGTCGAAGATGAACAGCTCGGGGATACGGTCGTAGACCTCGACGTGGGACTCGATATACTGGTCCACGTTGGACCAGGTGATCGGAGACCCGAACGAGAAGCCGATCCTCGACTGCTCCAGCGCCTTCGTGTACTTCTCGAACTCGCCGCGGTCGCGGGCGGCGTGCACCTCTGCGGTAGCGTCGCCCGTGTAGAACGCGGCCATGCGAGCCGTGACTGTCGCTGCGGACATGTCAGCGGAGAAGTAGAGCGTCTCCAGGTTGGTCTTCATCGCCAGCCACAGAGCGAAGGCGCTCTTGCCAGCCCCAGGCCGTCCCGCAACCATGATGATCTGGCCGTGGGACAGCCTGAGGCCGAACTGAGAGTAGAGCTTCGAGAGTTCGGGGATGTGGGGGAGCGCTCGACCCTGCGATGAGCCTCTCGGGACGAAGGCCCGACTCGCTGTCAGCAAGCGCTACCCCCGATCAGTCGTTGAGCAGGTTGTCGAAGTCAGAGTTGCGCCCCTCGACGTACTCCGCGATCTTGCTCTCGACGGCGGGGGAGACCGGGCGCCACACCCACGCGGGGTTACCCGCAGACGTGGGCACCTGGTCGAGCTTGGCGACCGTCATCTGGCCGAGGATGCCCTTGAGGTCGCGGACGAGGACCGAAGCCTCGATCTTCGCGCCCTGGAGAACCTCCTGGACCTCGTTGTCGCGGTCGAACACCGTGATGTCCGCCGTGAGGATGTCCTTGGGGCCGAACTTGCCCGCCACCTGGGGCTCGAAGTGAGTCGGCTCCAGGAGGAACGCTGCCGCCTGCTGATACTCAGCGGGCTTGAAGAACTTGCCGCCACCCTGGGGGAGCTTCGCGAACGTGCTCATGCTTCTAGTTGTCCCTCTCGTTGGTCTTGCTCTCGTTGTACTGCTCGTCCCGCGTGCTGTCAACTCTACACACGCCCTGCTTGTGGTTGGCGATCTCAACCGCCTGGAGGCGCACCGTGGTTGCGAGCGCCTGAGCAATCGCCTCGGACTCCTCCAGGGCATCAGCCTTCTCCTGGTACGCGCGGTGCCAGGCGTTGCGCTCAGCCTCTGCGATGTAGAGCTGCTCGCGGAGTCGTCGCCTGGAGGTCACGCGGGCTCCTTCGTCCACCAGATGTAGTCACCCGGCTTGTTGAACAGCGCACGAACGCCGATCACGAGCGTCACGGACTCCAGGTAGCCCAGGTCCGGAACGAACCCGACGACGCGAGCCGCGACCGTGACGACGAGTCCAGCCAGGAAGTAGCCCAGCACCAGGGCGATGTAGTAGGCGAGGAATTCCGCGCCCTTCTTGACGGGGCGAACCACCTGCACGTTGACGACGCTCACGAGACCTCCTTCGCCCGCGCCCGCAGCGCGTCCTTGTACTTGTCCTGCTTGAAGAGCTCCACGTTGGCAGCGTGCAGGCTGCGCAGCGCGGTCTTGGACTCGGCCTTCTCGATGGCCTCCAGGAGCTCGTCCTTGCCGAGACCCTGGTCCGGCTCGGGCTGGCCCTTGGCCGACTCCCACGGGTCGTCCTCTACGACCTCGCCGTCCAGCCCCTTGACCACGTTCTCCACGGCCTGCTCGGGCGTGGGTGCGTCGTCGGCAGGCGCGAGCCCCTTGCTAAGCGGCTTGACCTTGTTCGGGTCGATGCCCTTCCAGGATCGCTCGGCCTGCGCCACCAGGTCCGGCAGCGAGTCGTCCTCGTTGAGCCCGAAGCTATCGGCTAGAGCCTTGCGAACCCCGCGAGCAGTGCCCCGCACCACGTACCAGGGTCCGTCCTGTGCGTATCTCTCGGACTCGCGGCGCTTGATGGTCACGGAGACCTCAGCGACTTCCGTCATCCGGCTTCCCCTCTCTCGTTGTCGTGCAGGGCTAGTTGTACACCCTTGACTGCACTCTGTCAACTCTACACAACTGGCGGAACCGACTTGGCCTGCCTGTAGAGCGAGACCCCGCGCTGCGTAGCCTGGCGCCGGGCGATGCGCACGCCGCTCTCGGTGTCCACGTACTGCGCGTTGCCGACCTCCTTGAGCACGTTGGCACGAGCCAGGCGCTCACGGGCTTCAGCGGCCTTCAGGGACAGCGCTGCGTCCACGTACTCCGCCGCGAGGAAGTTGTCGATCACGGCAACCTGCCCCTCAGCGATGTCACGGTTGAGCTTGGCGAACACGGCGACCGTGGCCTTGTGGTCGTCGAGGGGCGGCGGCTCGTCTCCCGCCAGGGAGTCGTAGAACGCCTTCACCCTCTCCAGGACCAGGCCGAGGTCGACCTCCAGCTCGTTGCGGTGCAGGACGTACTCCCGGAAGTCCAGGAACGGTCCCAGCACCGGGACGTAGATCGTCTCCACCTCAGGTGCGCAGATGAACTGCCACCACACCTGAGCCTTGTAGTGCTGCGGGATCTGGTCGGTGCCCTCCTGGCCCCAGCCGTCCCACCTGGACGTGGACTTCGCCTCGACGCCCGCGTACGAGACCTCGACCTCGTTGTAGGCCAGACCATCGAGCGTTGCGATACCCCAGTCCTCGTGCCAGCGGGTCACCTGGGTCTCCAGTGACCATGACTCGCCATCGCCGCCATGCTTGTGATGGAGCCACCAGTTGAGGATCGCATCCTCAAGCAGGTTGCCTCGCACCATCGCATCCGACGTGACGGTCTCTCGCTCGACGAGTCCCTTCATCTCCACCCACGTCGACAGGGGACTGGCCCACGGGCTGAGCCCGAGGATCGCAGGCACCTTCGACGCGGAGACGAGCTTGCTCCACGCCTCTGAGCCAGGGCGCAAGTCAAGTTCAGCCACAGTCAAGAGTACACACCTCCACGTGCTTCCAGTTCTTCCCCTGCACAATGTGCGCGATAGTGCTGCGGTGGACCCCCAGCTCCGCGGCTATGGCGTACTGGGAACCGCCGTCGTCCCGCATCTGCCACACCCTGCGCACGTCCTGCTCAGTGAGCTTGGAATGTGGCAGGTTAGAGCCAAGACGAGTGCGCCCTCGCTTATCACGGTCGGCGCCGTTGTCTCCATGCGTCCCGACCTCAAGGTGGCCTGGATTCACACAAGGTGGGTTGTCGCACTTGTGGCGGACGACCATGCCCTCGGGGATGGGGCCGTGGTGGAACTCGTAGGACATCCGGTGTGCCCGTATGGCACTAGACACCCCGTCAGGATGTCCTAACACGCCATAGCCGTCCGGTCTCCGAGCGCCACCCCACTCCCAACAAGCCTCGTCTGGCAGTCCAGCAGGGAGGTTCCTCCAAAACCTCGCTTCCAGGCTGCCGCGTCTGCGGCTGTGGCCCGCCACGTACCGGGTCGGCTGCCCCTCGATGTTGCCGTTCCTCGTTCGCGTCGCAAGCGGAGTCCTCTCACCGCAGCCGCAGCCGCAGGCTCCGGGGCTCAGGTCTACCTCTGTCGCTACTCCCATCCGCTCCCTCTCTGGATCTCGACGGGCGCCAGCCAGTACCGCACTGCCCCGTCCTCCTGCTCTTCTACTGGCATGTCCTCTTCGTCAAGCACTTCGAGCCCCTGCTCGCTCCGCAGCATCTCGAACACCTTCGTGAGATCGCTGCCTGCGGCATCCGGGTAGCAGTCCAGGTACATCGTGGCCCCCTGCCAGTCGATCACTGCGCAGATGCCGGGTGCGAGTTCCTGGACGGGCTCCTCAATTCGGGTCATGAGTCCGTCCTCGTGTGTGTAGTCTTGTCACCGACGTGACAAAGATGTATCACGACACGAAGAGGCGCCGCAAGTCCCGAGCGGGTGAAAGAACCTGCCAGGGCTTGCGGCGCCGGGTGAAGTGTAGCTAGGGGCGCTGGGCGCAAGGGACCAAGGTCACTCGTTCCCACCCCTTCGTTCTGTCTTGGCAGGCACGCGCACCAGGTCTGTGTCGATCCCCTCGCGCGCGGGAACCAGCCGGAAGCCAGGGTGCAGCTCGGGCTCGTAGTGGACCACGAGGCGAGACCCGTGCTTCTCGCTCAGTTCGGCAATCTTGGACATCCAGGACTCCAGCCGCTCGGGCTTGTCGCCCTTCAGCGGCTTGCCTGCTCGCCTGCGCGCTTCCTGGGTCAGCATGATGTAGTGCTGCTCCCTGCGGTGCTCTGGCTTGACTGACCAGGGCACCAGCGTCGTGTCGCTCACAAAGCGAGCCGGTAGGCCCAAGCGTCTTCGGTAGTTGCTGAACATCGTCGGCGTAGTCTCAATGTGGTACTTGCGTGCGTACTCCTCGACCATCCAGTTGTAGGTCTTGCCCTGCTCGTACCAGCGGCGGAACTCCGACTCGTTCTGCATCTTCGGCGTGGGCACTTCACACCCCCTCTCTGCGCTCGTGTGTATGCTGTGTTTGCACGTCCTCAGAGTGTCAGTTGTGCATGATGCTGTCAAACACACAGAGGGTGGATTTTCGATACGGGTGCAAGTTGTGCGCCCGTTCGATATGGTGCGCCGAGGAGGAGGAGGTGAGAGTCATGGCACGCAGGCAGATCGTAGTCTGTGACGTGTGCGAGCGGGTGGACAGAACGACCACCAAGTACCGCGTCTGGAGGGACGGCCTCCGAGTCACCATCGAGCTCTGCGCGGAGCACGGGAAGCCGCTGGAGTCCGTGCTGGCGAAGGCCAGTGCCGAGCGGGGCGGCAAGCCTCGCATCGAGGACACGGTGACGACGATGGACGCACTTGCCGAGGAGAGAGATAGGTCGCTCCAGGGCGCTCGGTGAGACACGAAAATGAGCCCCACCCCTAGCCGCGTGTTCCTGTGTCCAGGCTGCGGATAGAGGTGGGGCTCAGTGGTGCTCAGGCGTGGGCGACTTCAGACCCAGACTGCATGACGGCCCAGGTCGTGACGGGGACCTCGACGCCGCCCTGCATCACGGTCCAAGTGGTTTCGACCTCAGATCCCGAGGAGGTGACCTTGGGCTTGCCACCCGCAGGAGGCTCCGTCGTGTCGACGTTGACCGTCAGCGTGACTCGCTGAGTGTTCGTCGAGTCGTAGCCTCGATAGACGAGGGAGATCGCAGACCCGTCGTCCGTAACGTTGACGAAGCCGTACTGCTGCACAGCGGGTGACTCGGGCGCCCAGATGCCCTGCGACCAGTCCGTGCTCGGGCTGGAGGTCTTGACCGACGCCCACTGCCCGAACGGGGCAGCCGCCATGAGCGGGAAGCCGCCCCATGGGTTGTGCGACCCGTCGTCTGCGGCGAGGGCATGCTGATCGCCCATGAGCATGACGACCTGACCGACGGCGGACGACTGGATGTAGTTGCCGATCTCGGTGCGCTCGGCGTTGAACCACTGCCACGTGTCGTCGCCAAGGACGGCAGGCCGGTCGTCGATCCAAGTGCCTTCCTGCACGATGATCTTAACCGGCTCGTCCTCGACCAGCTCGTCCTTCAGCCAGGCGAGCTGCGTGGCCCCGAGTCGGGTCGACCCATCCGGCGCTGCGAAGTAGCGCGTGTCCAGGACGATGAACCGGATACGGCCCACCACGAAGGAGTGGTAGAGGCCGTTGCTGTCAGGGCGTGTGTACGTCGGGAACGTCTGGAGGTGTGCCGCCCGGTTGCCAGGCGTCTGCGCCCCCGGAAAGGACCCGTTGTCTCCCGTGTCGTGGTCCGACTTGGAGTAGATCGTCGGGACGTTCGCCATCAGGGCCTTCAGCCCGGAGAGCTGGTTGATCTGGGTGGCGAGGTCGTTCAGGTGCGACGCCTGCGACGACGAGGTGTTGTCAGCGTAGTGGAAGTCACCCAGGTGGAAGAAGAGCCGCGGGCTCCTCGCGGAGATGCGGGTGAACGCCGCGCTGCTCGTGGTCTCGTCGTACTTGTGACAGGACCCGAAGCCGAAGGAGAACGACTCAGGTGTGCCCGGAGTGGGCAGCGTCTTGAACGGACCGAACGTGGACGACAGGACGGTCCCGCCAGGGCCGGTGAGTTCCACCTGGCCGTAGTACGTGCCAAGCGGGCTCAGGCCAGTCACCGAGGCTCCAGCGGTGCCGTCACTGTCGGTGGACTGAGACGACGACCAGACGACACCAGCAGTGACGCCGGAGTTGGTCCCGACCTTCAGCCGGATCGAGGTGGTGTCCGAGCCGCGAGCGCGAACCGATACTCCCGTGTCCGTCAGCGCGCCGAGCACGCTGTACAGGAGCGCCGGGGAGGCTGCCGCTGCCTGCGGGCGCAGCGCGAGCTGCCACCCGAGGGTGTTGAGCGAAGTGGACGGAGTGGTGCCGAACGAGACCGTGCCGGTTGACCCCGCGGTCGCCTGGACGCCCTTGGTGGCGATGGCGCCAACAGCCTGCGTCGCTGTCGATCGGATCGTCCACGTGCCCGGCACGGTGACCGAGTTGGACGACGACCCAACCGTGAGGCCACCCACGATGAAGGCGTTCGCGACCGTCGTGGTGATCGCAGGGACCACGTTCGGTGTCGGGTTCGCATGGTTCGCCGTGGATGACACGTTCAGGGGTGACGTCGTGTCTACGCCCCGGAACCTGGCCCACGCCACCGAGCCGACCGTCGCGCCCGACATGACGATGGGGACCGCCGACGTGGACGACGACGTGGCCTTCCACAAGAGCACGGTCAAGTGCCGGTCCGCGGTCGTGAGCTCGGCCTTGTTGATCGCGACAGTCAGACTGCCGAGCGCCGTTCCACCCACCGACGTGACGCTCGTGTTGTCGCGGTGCGCGATCATGACAACGAACCAGTCGTCGGCCGCAACCCCCGCATCGGGGGTAAACGACCACGATGCAGTCGATGTCGAGAACGGGGTCGAACTACCACCCTCGTAGGTGATTGCCACGGCTAGGCTCCCTCAGGGTCAGGCGGTTCGGGCGATGAGCGTTCCGTCGGGCAGACCTGACGTGGAGCTCGGGTTGACGACGATGGCGTTGCCGCGCAGGGCCGTCGTGGACGTGGTGCCGAGCGCGAGGCTGGACGTGCCAGCGCCGATCGCGGTCCGCACAGCCGCCGCGGTCGTGGCCCCCATGACGGTGCGCCCGACCGATCCGGTGTCGGAGATGTCGGCGGAGACGAGAGTCACGTCGCCGGTCTTCCCGGCCACCTTCGTCACCGCTGCGCCGCCGAGGCTGTCAAGGATCGCCTGGAGCCCGGTGATCGTGGCGATGGCCTGCGTGCCCGTGTGGTTGGCGCGGTTGCGGTCGTTGGACGACTGCGCCGAGGCGGCGTTGTTGACCATCGTGTCGACCTGCGACTTGGTGTAGTACCGGGCATCGCCGCGCGAGTCGTTGTGGTACTGAGGGTGGTCGTCGTCCGCCAGGCCCGACAGGGCGCCGTGGTCGGAGACGCCGCCAGGCCCACCGCCTCCAGTGACGGTGACGTTCCCGGACTCGTCGGGCGGAGTGTTGTTCACGAAGCGCACCACGCCCGCCACCAGCGAGTTGATGTGCGCCGCCGAATCCGCCGCAGACGCGGCAGCCTGCTCGGCGGCATCGCGCATCGCCTTGGGCGAGGAGAGCGGGATGGCGTACGAGCCGGAACGCCAGATGACCTCAGGGTGATCCTCGACTCGGAAGGAGTCGGTGATCCCCTGGTCCGTCGTCTTGATCTCCGACAGCGGAATGCCGTTGAGATCCGTGACGGAGAGCGGCGTGGTGCCGCTCGTGTCGTTGATGTCGTACACCTGCCCACTCGCACCCCGAACCAGCGTCTCCGTGGTGGGGTCAAGGGCGGGGTACGAGGGGAAGGTGTACGTGGTCAAGTCAGACCTCCGAGTGCTTACCCTTGAGCTCCACCGTCTTCACGCGGGAGGGAAGGGACTTGACGAATGCAATGATCGTGGTGACGAGACCGGCGATAACCTCCGCCTGGTCGAGCACCGCATTGACGAGAGTCGTTGCCTCGTTGGAGGTGGTCTCGTCAATGACGCCGAGCACGACTGCGATGGAGAGTCCTGCGGCGACAACGCCGTAGACCTTGTTACGAACTGCCTGGGACATGTCAGCCCTTCTTTCCGAGGCGTCGCGCCTGCTCGTCGACAAGCTCGGCCGCGAGCGTGGGGGAGAGGAGATCGAGGATCTGCTTCGCAACAGCCGCCTCGTCCAGGTCGGCGACGTCACGCCCGAGGATCTGCGCGAGAGTCGCCTCGTTCTTCGAGGTGCGGAACCGCCAGACCTGGCCGTACGTCTGCTTCTTGCCGTTGATGTCGGTGAACACTGCGGAGTCGAGCCCGCCCTCCTTGAAGAAGGCGTCGATCTCCTCGCGAGTGATGCGGCGCTGCCACGCCTCAAAGTCCTTGCGGTCGCGATACCAGGACATGATTTGCTCCAGAGGATCTAGGGGTGCGGGTGGGGTGGGGACGCGGCCCGGCGCGGTCGAGGTGGCCGGGGACTTGACGGAGCCGCTCGATGTCGAGAGCGACCGCGTGATGCCCCACGAGGAGGCGTCGCGGTCGTAGTTCCCCACCGACCTCACGGAGACGTGCACGTGGTGTCGGTGCGCATTGACTCCGCTGTACGGCTGCCACCCGTTCTCGCGGGTCCAGATGCGACCCTCGTAGATCACGTAGCGGGTGCGCGCGTCGCGGAGGATCTGATTCACTAGCGGCATGGCCTCGCCCGCCGCGGTAAGCCCAGCTACGAGGTCTTCGTCGATGTCAACCGCGCGGACAATGCCGCCGTCTGACCAGTCAGGGTTGTGATCAGAGGGGCGTGCTGCATGCGACGCATCCCCGATCCACCCGTCCGACGTCTTGTCCCGGTGGGGCCAGAGTGTGTTGATCTCGGCGCGCAGGCGCGCCAGTGCGGGCGATAGGAAGTACGCCACGCGGCCTCCTAGGGCATAGGAAATGCCCCTAGGGGTAATCTCTAGGGGCCGTGCTGAAAGTCGCTCAGAGAGCCGCCTACGCGGCCCCTGTAAGCTGATTGAAGATGGCGAAGACTCCTCCGAGAACGGAGATGCCTCCAGCCAGCGCGAGCCAGAGCTGCCAAGGGGAGACGGTCTTCCTCTCCTCTAGCTTTCTGATTCGCTCTTCGTGGTCAACCTTGTCCTCCTTGAGTTCTGCCACGTCGTGCTTTACGTCACGCACGTCGTCGCGCACCTCCAGGAGAAGGTTGTAGATTGTGGACTGGTCGATGGTCACGACAGACACTTGAGGCGGAGCCGGTTCGCTCATCGGAGCCATGACACCCCCTCAAGAGAGAGCCACCAGATGTCCTTAGAGAGCGAGATGGTGCCCGTGCCCGTGACGCGCCGGAGTCGCGCGTGGAGGGCCTTTGTCGTCCCGTCGTAGATGATCTCGGCCACCGCGGAGTCGCTTGAGAAGCAGTCGACGATGGCGAGGATGCGGCCACCGCCAACTGGTACACCGCGCGGTTGGATGTCGGCAGGAAGCTGGGCCGTGATCTGGAACTCTGCCCCATTCCCGACGCTCACCGTAGAGCCCACGCGCTTCACCATGCCCGAGAGCGTCACGCGCTCATCGGGGTCTGCCACATATCGAATGGATGCCGGGTAGCTAGAGCTGTACGCACCATAGGCGGCACTCGCATAGCCGATGGTTCCCGCAAGGGAGGGGGCTCGCTTGGTCCACTGCGCCACGCCCGCCCCGGAGAGTGTGCGAGTCCACTCAACATCCCCGATCTGCACCACGGTGCCGACCTCGGTGAGGTATGTCAGGCAGAGTTCGTCGAAGCCGACCATGACTCCGTTGTTGGACCCGATCACCCGGAGGTCGATGATCTCCTGGGGGAGGGTCTGGCCCGCCTGGATGCGCACAAGCGCAAGTGGCTGCTGGTCCCGCACGCCAGGGTCGACGGTGCGCGGAGGAAGCTGCCGGGTGGCGGTGCCTTCGATGTAGGTGAACGAAGTGGCGTTGGTCGTCTGCCATACGCGGTCGGCAACGATCATGAACCACTGCGAGCCAGACGTGACGTTGGGCAGTGCGATGTCGACTGTCGCATCATTCACGTCGGTGATGCCAGCCCCGGAGATGGAGCCGACAGCAACGCGCACCGTGCGTGTACCGGTGCTCACGGCGGAGACCTTGCAGTCGCTTGCGCCATGCGCCACGTAGGAGAAGCCGAGACGACCCGAGCCCTTGGCCCAGGCAATGTTGTCGACAGCCCCCGTGTAGAAGGTGGAAGTGATTGCCATTGGTCACCTGGTCCTTACCTTGTTCGGCCCGCTGATCGCAGAGCCGACAAGCTTCGACAGCTTGGTCGTGGGTGTGGTAACGCCATCTCCCACGACGGGGGTGACGGTGAACTGTCCGCTCACGGAGAGCGAAAGGGTGCAGGACCGGAGGACGTCTACCACCTGCACGCCGGGCGAGACTTCGACGGGGATCAGATCGCCCACATGGACGCCCTCGCCGCCGTATCGGAAGACCTCGCCCTCCTGGAGCGTGAGTGCGAATCCAGCGTGGGCTTGCCCCTTCGCCAACTCCGCCTCGCCAAGGGCATAGAGGTCGTCGCGGTACTGGTCGTAGGCGTCCAGCAGGACGTCGTGCGCCTCTTCCATCTCAGCGATCCGTTCGGCCACCGTGGTCCCAGCCGAACTGAGTGCGGTCTTGGCGTTGTTGTAGGCCGTGGTCTTGCTCGTTAGAGCGTTGTTCGCGGTGGTGACTGCACTAACGGCCTTGTTGTAGGCCGACAGCGCCTTCGAGGACGACGGGTTGGCGTTCTTGATCGCCTCAGCGCGGGCTCTCGCCTTCGTTGCCGCCTTTACGCCCTGCGCGGCCTTGTCGCGCTCCTTGGCTGCCTTCGACAGATCCTTGAGCTCGTCGCGGTAGTCGTCTCGCGCGTCCTCTACGCGCTCTCTCGCACGCTTGAGGTCTTCAAACGCAGCCCGGTAGTCAGAAGAGACCGAGCCTCCGTCGACGAAGGTCTCGATCACGTCGCTCCACTGCTCTTCGAGGACAGGGTTCTCCAGCGTGTAGAACTCGCGCTGAATGCCCTCGAAGGCGCCTCCGATCACGACTCGGGTGCAGGTGGGGCCTTCGAGCTCCCACTCCATGTCAACGACGGTGCCGTTGTCCTCAGAGAGGGTGATGGGCCACGAGGGCGAGGTGTAGAACTCCACAGCCAGGCCGGAGCCAGACTGGCGCACACGCACACCCACACCCGCTTGATCCAGCATCGCGAGGAGGTCTTCCCCTGCGGTCTGGAAGCGAGCGTTGTATGTGACGGTCGCTCCTCGACCAAGGCTGGCCGGAACGGTGACGGGCTCTTCGAGTCGCGCGACGTTCGCTGCGAGGAAGTCCCGCAACACCGTCTCCGCTGGACCTGTGCGCCGGTCGTGCTCCTTGGTCTGTGCCCAGATGTCGCTCGCGGGGAGGGGCCACAGGAGAATCCGATTGATGAGGCGGAAGTCGTCCTGCACCTGATAGGTGGTCAGACGCTTACCGCCTGGCCCAGCCGTGCGGTATGACCGCACCGGGCCGGAGATGAGGAACTCGTCGCGGAAGTTGACCACGACCCGGTTCCCCATCCCTCCCAGGAGAATGTCCTGGTCCGACCCCGTGGGGACGATGATCGCCCCGCTGGACTGCTGGTTGTGTCGCACCGTGTAGGACTGCGAGATCGGTGCATCAACCCACCCGAGACGGGTGAAGTTCTTGTCGTAGACCGTGATCTGAAAGGGGCTCTCCATGACCTACCACGCCCTTCGGTACGACGGCGTGAGAAGGGCTCGAATCTGGCCGCTTCCCGCCATGGCGACGGAGATGGGCTGGTCCGAGCCAGAGGGGACTCGACCGTTCATGTTGGTGGTCGAGCCCAGATCCTTGGTCCGGTTAGTCCCCGAGGGGAGGCGCTCCGCCACTGTGGCGATCTGCTCCTCCAGGGACTTCTGAAGATCCGGGGAGTCGATGAGCTTGGCGGTGCGCGCAGTGGGGTTCGTGTCGATCACGAGGGTCTTGCCGTCAGCCACCGCGAAGGGCACATCCACTACGCGGTCACCCACGCCGACCGCAGCGGACGTGGATGGCCCATGAAGCCACCAAGTCACCGAGGCGTCGATGTCGCCGGGGTTGTTGATGCTCGCCGACGCCAGAGACGACGCCGACGAGATCGAGATGACCGGCTCATCTTCCGGGTCAGCGAACTCCACAGGGTCCGGCTGCTGGAAGGAGCGCGTGCTCACCGGGCCGCGCCAGTAGGGGTAGTCCGCTAGCAGCGTGATGCTGTAGCGATCCCAGCCCTTCTGCATCTGGTCTGACTGCCAAGAGTGGCTGTTGTCGTCCAGGAAGCGACACTTGAGGTAGCGACGTTCGCCGGACGGGTGGGTCACCGTCCAGGTGCCCTCGCGATCGGGGTCCATGGTGCGCCAGAAGGCGCGGTCCCTGGCGATCCACCCGTCCGAAGACTCATCGGAGTAGATCGCCAGCGGCCACAGGATCGTCCGGTCCTTCACCTGGTGTCCCACGTGGGTCGAGCCGGGCACGAGCGGAGCGTTGCGGCTCCAGCGCTCGTGCTCCGGCATCGACAGTCCACGCAGACCGCGCTTGTTCTCGATGAACGCGCCGCGGTCCGCGCTGGTGAGGTCCCACACCGTGCCGTCCCACCCTGTCCACGTCATCCCAAGCCCCCGGAAGGGCGAGATGGGCGGAGGGGGCGGGATGTACGGAACTGCGAAGACGACGGGTGCGCTCACGGAGTCAGTCCTTCCGCATTGAGCCCGTCCAGAACCTTCTGCTGAACCGAGGCTGAGATCTCGTAGGGGTCGCCCCCAACAGGGGCGTTGAAGTTGACCGGGATCGTGATGCCGCCAGAGGCGTCGCCGCCCTCAGCAAGGGCGCTGCTCACGGACGCGGACCCTGTGCGCGTGGACCATGCCCCGCGACCTGCCAGGGGGTCCTGGAAGTCGACGGAAGCCACGTCCTTGACGACGCTCTTCATGGCGTCGACCGCGACCTTGCCCTTGTCCTTGATGCCCTCAGCGAGGCCGAGCGACATCCAGACGCCCACCTGATCGCGCATGACGCGCGACGGGGAGTTGACGTCCGCAGCGGCCTTGGCTGCGGCTACGGCGTTCGAGACGACCGAGGCTGCGGCAGAGGCAACGCTGATGATCTGCGAGGTGATGCCGGAAGCAAGGCCCTGAGAGAGCGCCTGCCCGACCCCGTAGAGCGAGTAGCCAGAGGCTCCGCTAGCCGCCGCCGAGCCGAGACCCGAACCGGCGCTACGGGCCGCGCCCTGTCCCCGAGTGATCGCGTTGGAGAAGCCTGATGCCGTAGCGGCACCGTGCTGCGATGCGGTCGGGACGCTGTTCGACAGCGCGGAGGCTGCCGTGCGGGAGATCCCGTCGGCCGTCGTGTAGACGTACTGCCGCTGGGAGTTCATGCCCACGGCCATGGCGTTGACGGCGTTGGCGCCGCCCGTGTTCATGAGGACGCCCATCTCTTCGAGCGTTGCCCTCACCTCGGGCGGGAGCTTGTCCAGCTCCGCCTGGGTGACGCCCTCCATCTGCGACAGGCCGCTCTGGAGGTTGCCGACAGCACCCTCGGTCTTGGACTTGAACACGCCTTCGAGGCGAGCCAGCTCCGTATCCGAAGCATTGACGAGCTGGGCCACCATGGGTGCGCCCTCGGGGCCAAGCTTGGCGAGCTCCAGGAGCACGCCTTCGGAGACTCCTCGCTGGGCAAGGGCGGCCATGTTGTCGGCCCAGGCGGTCATTGCCGCCTGCTGCTCCTCAAGCTTCTGGAGCCACTGATCGACGCTCGGGAGCGCCTCTTCGCCGATGGCCGCACCGAAGTCGATGAACTCCTTGGAGACATCGTTGAGCGCCTGAACGGTCTGGGGCGAGAGCCCGTTGACCCGACCGATGGCCTCCTCGTACTGACGCAGAGCGTCAGCCTGAGTCGAGGATGCGATAGCCGCTTCCCGTGCAGCCTGCTGCTGCATCAAGGCGTTGGTCTCCAGCGCCCGGCTGTACTCAGGGAGGTACTGCGAGGCAAGGGCTTCGACACTCATGCCAGAGTCGGCGGCGGCCTGGGCAAGCCAGTCCTGGGCCGAAGCAAGGGCGTCAGCGTTGCCAGAGGTGGCGATCTTCGCCAGAGCCGAGTCGAGATTCTCGACCGACTCCTTGGACTGCTTCATGGCTGCTGAGTGCATCCAGAAGCCGTCACTGGACGAGGAGCCGCCCAGGAACTTGTCCCACCACCCGCTGCTATCCCAGTCGGACAGATAGCCGATGGCGTCTGCCAGGGACTTCACGTCCGCAGCAGACTCGCCCGACTCCTGGAGCCAGTTGCCGCCGCCCTGGAAGAGGCCTTCCAACTTGGAGATGTTCTCCACGGTGCGGGCGTTACCCATGCGCTCCAGCGCGAGGCTGAAGTCGTCAACCTCGCTTGCCTTGGCGCCGATCTGCGAGGCCCAGGAGACCAGGCCGATGGTCGCCGCGACAGCGGTGCCGATGAGGCCGAGCTTCGTGCCCAGCGTGCCGATGGCCGAAGCCATGCCGCGCGCCTTGGACTCCGCTCCGAAGAACGAGAGCAGGGCTGCCAGGCCCGCCTCCATGCCCTTCGCGGCGACCGCGATGCGGAAGCCAACGAGAGCCGTGGTGACGGCGATGACGCCTGCCTCAGTGGACAGGATGGGGGTGATGAGCCCGGTGAAAGCGTCGACCAGGCCGGAGACGATAGGCAAGACGGCCGTGAGCGCACCGCCGAGCGTCGAGGTTAGGGCCTCGATCACCGGCATGAGCTTGGGCACAACGTCCAGCACCATGTTGCTCAGCGAAACGAGCACCTGCGAGAGCAGGGGTCCGAACTGGCGAGCGAGCTCTCCAGCCAGCGTGCCGATGGCTCCGATGGCAGCGCCGAGCGGCTCCCACATGGGGGCGAGCGCCTTGATGCCATCGCGGATGCCGTCGAGGAAGTCGAGGAAGCCCTGCGCAAAGCCGTCCGTGTTGAGTCCACGGAAGACGCCATCCAGCAGCGAGCCGATGGCGTCACCGGCAGAGCGGAAGCCGTCCGCCAGGACGCTGGAGAAGTCAGTGAAGAACGCCTTGACCGCAGGCCCGGACTGGTTGGCGATCAGGCTCATGGCCTGGTGCGCCGCCGTCAGGACGTCGACGAGCCCGTTCTGGAACCCGGGGCTGTCAACGGTCTTGTGGATTCGCTCCAGGGTGTCCGCGAGCATCGCGAGGCTGGAGCCACCTGCACGCTCAGCAGCGCGAGCGATCCCCGCAAGGATGCCGCCTGCTTCGAAGAGGACGGTGCCGAGATCCTTGGCGTTGGTGATCGCCACTTCGGTGATCTCGTTGAGGCGACCGCTGGACTCGGCCTTGGTCAGCCACGTCGAAACGGACTGAGCGACATTGTTGTACCAGCCTGCAAGGCGCGGCAGGTACTTCGAGCCCTGGCGCCCCAGGATCTCGATCATGTTCGCAAGTCGAGAATTCGACTCCGCGGCGATGTCGATGGAGAGCGCGAGGTTGGCGAACATCTGGTCGAGTTCGCCGTCGAGCGCGCCACGCAGCGCGTCAGCCATGCCAGCGAAGGAGTTGCCGAGTGCGATGGAGGTGACGCGGAGCCCAGCCTCAAGCTGGGGGAGAAGAGTGTTGGTGAGTCGCCGGATGGGCGCCTCTGCGAGCGACCAGAAGTCGCCGGACATCATGTCCTGGATGCGCGAGAACTCGCGACCGACCTCGGGGAGAACCGCGTTGAAGTCCTTGAGGACCGCAATGGTGGCTCCGAGCCCGAACGCCAGCCCTCCCATGATCCCGGGGAGGGTCAGCGCGAGGCCACCGATCTGAGCCAGGCTGCGTGCCAGCGCGAAGGTGTTCGACGCGGCAGCGAGCAGCCAGGCCGAGAGGCCCATGACCGCTTCGGCAATGGTGCCGATGAGCGGGATGTTCTTGTCCAGGTTCTTGAAGAGGTCGGTCAGGTTCTCCAGCGTGGCGCCCAGCATGCGCAGGCCGGACAGGCCCGCGAGGACCGCCTCAGCCCGCGCGATGGACGCCTTGGAGACCTGCACGTGCATGGTGACGAAGCGGTCACGCGAGACACGCGCCAGCTCGGCGCGAGCAACCACCGAGTCGACTGCGGCTTGAAGGTCGATGCCCTTGCCGTCGTAGTCGTCGATGACATCGTTCAGCTCGCGCCGAACCTTGCGCAGCGACTCCTCGTCAAGCCTGGCCGAGAGGTCCAGCACTGCGTCGCGCAGAGAGCGGTCCACCTCAGCGGAGACCTCACGGGCGCGACGCTCGATGTTGTTCGTGTCAAGGTCGGCGTCGAAGACGATCTGCCGCTTGGCGCGCTCGGCCTTGGAGTTCATGCGGTCCACGACCGCATCGGCATGCCGCGCCAGCATCTTGGAGTTGAGAACGGCGTCCACCTCGATGGACAGGCCCTTCTCGATCCGCTCTAGATCACGCTTCAGGTCACGGCGGAAGTCGGAGGTGTCTGGATACACCTTCACCTTGACCCGACCGATGGGCACCCCACCGTCAGCCATCCAGCACCTCCGCCTTCTCGTCCTTCTGTGCAGCGCCGAACAGGAGCCTGTGGAGCTCCGCGACGCTAGTGACCTTGGGCCGCGCGACCTTGGGTCGGGGCGTCATTGGCATGTCCGGGGGCTTGCTCTTCCAGTTACCCGTAGCTCGGGTGTTGATCTGGAGGGCGTCGAACACGTTCGCCATGAGGTGCCTGTCGGCTCCCCACCCGAAGTGCTCGTGCCACTTGTCGCGACCGCCAGTGCGCATCGCTACCGTCATGGACTCGTCGGGGAGCCTCTGGATCAGAGCGACGACGAACGAGGCGCTGAGCCGGTACTCCTCCACGTCGCGGACCAACTCGATGAGGTCGCGTCCGTAGTAGTAGAGAAGATCGGCGTACAGCGCCTCGCCGCACTCGTCGATCAGTCCTGCGAGGCCGAAGCTTCCCCCACCTCCTGGCCCTCCAGCCAGAGGTTGAGGGTCTGGAGCAGGAGCGCAGCGTCGCCGCCGAGGGCGTCGACCAGGCGCTTGCCCTCCGAGGGCGTCTCAGCGACCTTGGTGAGGAGCTCGGAGATGATGGCGACCAGATCCGCACCCTCGCCGCGCAGCTCGGCCTGGAGGCCGTTGACGCGCTCCTTGACCTTGCCGTCGAGGCGAAGCGGGTGGCGAAGGCGGACTGGCTTCTTGCCGTCCTCCAGGTCGAACTCAGTCGGGGCGAACCGCGCGTCCGCGGCCTTGTGGATGTCAGCGAGGGTGATGCTCATGGCGGACCTACTTTCGAATCAGGGCGGGGACCAGGGGGCATGCGGAAAGCCCTCCTCCTGCGTGGTCCGCCAGGCACAGGAGGAGGGCGGTCTAGAGCGACGATCAGGAGCCGACGTTGCCCATGGGGGTCACGCCGTAGGTCCACTCGTTCGTCTGGTACTGGAGCGGAGTGATCGCCAGCGGGAGGCTGGACAGCGACTCCGTGTCGGAGAGGTCCACGTCGTCACCACGGAGGATCTCGACCTTCGGGGCGTAGACGGCGAAGATGTTCGACCCGTCCTTGAAGACGGCGAGGAACGCGCACTGCGTCGCGGTCGGGTTCGTGGGCACGCCGAGGAGCGAACCGTCGAGCTCGACGTCGACCATGTTCGAGCCGTAGTAGAGCTTCAGACCGCTCTCGTCCCACTGCTGAAGGTTGATCGTGAACGTCTCGGTGCGGTCAGCGCGGACGACTCGGAGCTGCTTGTTCTGGAGCGTGCCGAGAGTCGTCGCCTCACCGCCCTCAGAGGCGATACCGAGGATCTCCTCCAGGGAGGTGTGACCGATCTCGTCCCAGGGGGTCGTGACCGAGCTCAGGTCGGCGGGGAGTGCGGTTCCGACCGGCGCCTTGTAGTAGACGCCAGTGGAGATGACAAGGGTTGCTGCGTCAATACGCGGCATAGGTTCCTCCGGGAGGGCATGAAGAAAGCCCGCTCCACGGAGGAGACGGGCTTGTGGTCTGTGTGGCCTAGATGGGCCGTCGAATCTGGAGCACGTACATCGACTCGTAGCGGGTCGTGCCCACCGGCAGGTCCGCGTACTGCACCGGCCCTTGTGCGGTCGCCCAGTCGGAGCGTCGCGAGGGGCGGTTCGTCATGCGGAAGCCGCAGATGGAGCCGTGCTCGGTCACCGTGCTGTTGAGCCAGGCGTCGCGGAGAGCGACACGCACTGCCTCGCTGAGGATCGCGGCCTTGCGGTCACCGTCAGGGTTCTCCGCGAAGACGTGAACGAACACGGTGGCCCAGTCGACGAACCTGTCATCGCCACTCCACCAGCGCTCAGTTGGGGCAACTCGAACGATCACATAGGGGAACAGGTCGTCCTCGGGCACCTCGGAGTAGACGCGCGCCTCGGGAAGTGCCTGTCGAAGGATCGGAAGGAGGATGTCCTCCACGGGAGCGAACTCCGCCTTGTCGATCACCGACTGAGGCAGGCCATCCAGGTCATCAAAGCCGAAGACCGTCACTCGTCATCACCACCCGTCAGGCGCCCACCCGGCTTCTTTCCGGTGCGCACGCTCTTCACGGGCAGTGACGCCGCTCGTCGGAGCGGGGCGACGCCCTGCATCCCGGCATTGAGTTCGCTGCCGCTACGGCCGAACTCGATAGACATGGCAGCACTGAGGCCCCGCGTGTCGTCGAGGATCACGTAGTGGTCGATGCGACCCCTGGCAGTGTCGATGCGCGCATGACCTTCGTGGCGGTGTGCCGCGAGGATCGAGGACGCTCGTGCCGCCAGTTCGCCGGTCACCTGCCCAAGGCGGAACTGCACCACCTCGTGCTCAGCGATCAGCTTGGTGAGCTTCTTGCCGTTCACGCGGCGGTAGACCTCAGCCGTTTCGATCACCCATTCGGCGGCCTCCGCTTCAGGTCGATGGTCCAGTGCCTCGTGTTCCGCTGGCCCCAGTGCAAGGCCGGGGGTGTCACCAGGTCCCACTCCTCGCCGTCAAGCTCGGCGCGAGACCAGAGCGAGACGCCAGGGATGTCTGCCGGAACGATGACCCGGGTCACGTCGATGGCAACCTGACCGGCCACCTCAGCCCGCTGAGAGCGCTGCGGGATGACGGCCGCTCGGACCGTCGCCTTGGTTGCTGGATCGGCGATCTTGACCCGGTTGCCGCGAGAATCCGTGATGACTGTCGTGGCCCAGAACGTGACCTCGCGCCCGCGTCTGCGTTGGACGCTGCTCACCAGTCGTCCTCCTCCGAAGCGAAGAACGGGAAGGGGCTACCGTTGCCGGAAACTGGCACGTAGGCCGCACCGACGCGATGACCCTTGCCCTCGGTGCCCCACGCATAGGTGGCGACGGAGGTGAGACTCTGCGAGCCGCGAGCGATGCCAGAGATGATCTGGCGCTCGTCGGTGGTGAGGTAGACCGATCCGGCCTTGTCTCCGAGGTCGCTCCAGCCGAGCGTCTCGTCGCCAGCGCGGGAGACCGTAAGGCCCTGCACGTTGACCATGAGGCGCCGCGCCGAGGCGAGCACGATGGACTTGATGACCGGGGGCACGTTCGTGGGGGACCAGTTCAGGCCATACCCGCGAACGAGGTTGGAGGCGTCCTCCAGGGCGGAGGTGGCAACCGTCTCTTCCTGGGCATCAAGTACCCAGTCGAGGCGGTTCTTGAGCTCGTCGAGTGTGGCTAGCGATGCCATGACTCACCTCCTGTCCGCAGGAGCGGGGCGCTGAGCGGAGTAGTACCCAGCGCCCCGCGCGTGGGATCAGGAACCGGCGAGGGTGATGCCCGTGATCTCGCTGAGCTCCTCGTTGTTGGTCGTGGTGGTGACCGTGGTGGCAGTGCCCGAGGTAGCGAGCGTGATCTTCACCGCGCGGACGAAGTGGTTGTCCGTGGAGACGACGCCGTTCTTGTTCTCGTCCACCGAGACCATCGGGTCGTCCACGTAGCGGAAGCCCGGGTAGGTGTTGAAGACCGAGCGGTCCTGGAAGTAGAGCGTGTCGTAATCCTGGAGCCAGCGGAGGCCGATGCCTCGACCGCCGAGCGAGGACTCCGCCGTCGCCGCCGCGCCGAACGGAACCGACTGGGGGACCGTCGGAACGCCGTTGAGGAAGACGAAGGCCGAGCGCACGAAGGCGTAGGCCGAGTGCGGAGCGATCTCCTGCGACACGACGATGGTGAGGCCGTAGAGCTCACCGATGGCCGCACGCTCCAGGGCCGCGAGCGAACGCCGCTCGCCAGAGTTCTGCGCCAGCGCGAGGGCGTCGTCGAGAAGGGCCTTCTCCTCGAACGCCGTGCCGATGAGCAGGACGCGCTCGCCGTCCGGGACGTTGAGCTTGTTGAGGGCCGCACGCGCCTGGATCGCGACGTTGCGGATGCCCGCGTTCGCGCCCGCAGCGATGGTGACCTCGTAGGGAGCGCCCGTGAGGGCGTCGACAGCCTCGTGCTCCAGGCCGCGACGGATCGCGTCCGTCTGGGCGTTGACCAGGCGGCCGAAGGAGCCGCCGAAGTCGAAGTCCTTCTGCTCGTCCGTCAGCTTGACCGCGGAGTACACGTTGTCACCGAACGTGACGGTGACCTTGCGCTCGCTGTACTCGTCGAACTGGATCGGCGCCGAGCGGTCGTTCCGCCAGCCGTAGCGGCGGTAGGGGAGGACGCCCGGGACCACGACGCTGTAGGCGTCGCCAGCGGAGCCCTTGAACTGGTCGATGCCCTCGCGCTGGAAGAGCGCCGGGACGACGAGCTTCTGCTCAAGCAGCTCGGCCGCGGTGGCGACGATCCGCTCGGGCTTGATGACAGTGTGTGCCATGGTGGCCTTTCGGGTACAAGAAAGCCCCCGCCGACTGGCGGGGGCTTAGGGTGGTGGGGTGGACCCGGACTAGCGAGCGCGACGCAGACGCGCCGCTTCAGCCTTCGGATCGAAGTTGTCCGGTTCGTTCGACGGGTCCAGCCCGCCCTTGGGGTCGTCGCTTCCGCCACGTGCAGGGCGAGCGAACTTCTGGAGAGCCTTGGCGTCAGCCTTCAGCTCGTCCTCGGTGTCTCCTCGAAGCCGCTCAGCAAGCTCGTTCGGGAGGCTGAACTCACGCGCGACGCGCTCTCGGGCGAGCTCTCGCTCCAGCTCCTCGACCTTGCTGACGTACTCCTTGGTCGCCGCCTCGATGTCCTCGGGGGTCTTGGCGTCCTTGAGCTTCTCGCGCAGGTCGTTACGCTCGGTGCGGTACTTGCCCGCCTCGTTGCGCGCTCGACTGAGTTCCTTCTGAGCCCAGTCCGGAAGAGTCGACTCGTCGTCGTCCTTCTTCTCTGGCTCCTGGGGCTCCTTCTCCGGGTTGGCAGGCTCCTTGGGCTCCTGGCCCTCGTCCGGCGCTCCGGCGCCCGCCTCAGTGCCATCCTCGATGAACATGAGTCGGCGGTTCTTGAGCAGCTTCGGGTTCACGCTTCGCCTCCTGGGCGGTGTTGCATGGGGATTGGGTGGTGCACCACCGCCTCCAGGGCGGGGAGAATGGGGCCCGTCGCGGCGCGGTAGCGATACGCCCACGGGCACTGCGCTCGTCAGCGCAGACGCACGAGGAGGTCAGCCTCAACTCGTGCGGGTCAGGAGATGCGCTTGATGAGCGCTTCCTCAAAGGTGTTGCCTTGCCTGGTGTCTAGCCAGGCGTTCCACTTGTCGAGCGCCTCGGCCTCGCTCCAGCCGTTCTCCTGCATCATGCGGAAGAACTTGCGCCAGAGGCCCTGAGCCTGCTTGCCACTCGTCCTGCGGGTGACCACAGGCCACCACTCGGAGTAGGTTCGGTTCATGTCGAACATCGAGTCCGCGTACTGGTCTCGCGTCCACACCGGCACTGCGTAGCACTTGCAGTTGTCGTGATAGAGGTCGCCGTCGCTGAAGGCGGCGGACTCCTCCGAGCGGTACACAGCGCCGCGGGAGATGAGCATGGCGCAGAAGCCGCAGGGCGTTCCCGTGCGGGACTGTCGAGCCCAGCCGAGAGCGCGCTTGTCGCGGTCCATGCCGCGCCACATCTCGCCTCGGGCGCCGTTCAGGACAACCCGCTCAGCCGCAGCGGCCTGTCGGTTGCCCGACTTGCGCTTGGCCTCGTCGCGCGCAGCATCAACCTCGGAGGCAGGCGCCTCGTCGTCGAGCCCACGAACGCGACGGATGAGCCCTTCCTTGCCCAGGGCCTCCATGACCTGTCGCGCCTCTTCCTCAGCAGCCTCGTCGTCTGCACGACGCTCTGCCTCGGTGCGCTCGATGTCAGCGCGGAGGGCTTCACGGAGCTCGTCCGTAGTCATGTCGACCAGATCGACACCCTCGTCATCACGCTCGATGGTGCCTTCGTCGTCGCGCGGTGAGACTGCCACGTCGTGCGGCTCGACCGGGACGGAGGCGTTGCCGCCGCCTGAGACTTGCGGCGACTCGGCCAGGTCCGCGAACTCGCGACGCAGGTCTTCGAGGGTGACGTAGGTCGGCTCGGGGCGCCTTGGGTCGGGCACCGTCGAGCCGGTGATGAGCGCTCGCGCGAGGCGGTAGTACGCCAGGCCGAGCTCTCGTGCGTAGCCGCGACGGGACAGGATCATCTGCACCGCGTCGTCGAGCCACTCCGTCGCCACTGCCTCGATGTCGGCAGGGTTCATGCGTCGCCACAGGCCCAGCGCCTCGACGATGGTCTCGGCCCCGATCTTCGCCAGGGCGGCTTGGAAGGCGAGAGACGCCTCCTCGGCCTCCGCTAGCAGATCGGGACTAGTCACGCCGCTTCACTCCCTGCGCTTGGCTGGCTACGAGTCGTGCTCGGTCGAGGACCGATGGCGCGCTCCAGGGCTTCTGCCTGGCGGGTCTCCGCGTCCTCTTCCTCGCGCCACTGCTCCCACTGAGCAAGCTCGCCCTGCGTGACACCCGGGATGCGTGCCCAGAGGCCGCGCTTCGGAACGCCCACGTTCTCGTTGAGCTTGCCGAGGGCGTCAGCGGTCTGGGACAGGGCAGCAGAGCCGCTGTCACGCCAGATGACCTCGCCGTTGTAGTCCTCAGATGCTTCGACATCGCCAGACATCTCACCGACGATGCGGAAGACCCGCTCCCAGGACTCCCCGAAGGACTTCTGGTACGACTGGATCTTGCGCGTCAGGCTGATCTCCGCGGCGTTGAGCGCCTCGGCGGAGAGGTTGGCGATCTGGCCCAGGAGGTACGTCGGCGGCGTCTGCGTGGCCGAGGAGATGGACTCCTTGACCTCGGTCAGCGCATCGATGTAGCCCTGGAGCTGCGTGCCTTCGAGGTTGTGGACCCCGACTGGCTTCTCGCCCTCGCCGTTCAGGAAGACGGCCTGGCGACCGTTCATCTGGAAGCGGAGGGGGATGGGCTGACCGTCCGGCCCGATCTCCGGCTCGAAGCCGATGAAGTCGCCGTTGGTGAAGCCGCCGTTGCCGTCAGGCACCTGCTCGTACTTGGCCTTCATCTTCATGGGCGGAGCCATGCCGGTGAAGACGCGCGTGTTGAACGATGAGCCGGTCTGCGCAACGAGGAGGTCGAAGATCGTCTGGTTGAGACGATCCTGGGGCGGGATCATCTCCCAGACGAGGCCGGTGGTGCGGCCGTCGAGGTCGAGCTCAGGAGCGAAGCGGGTTACGGGCGGCGTGCTCGCCCCGTGCTTCCCCACGTGGGTGTACGTGGCCTCGTCGAAGCCCTTGTTCTTCCAGGAGAGATCCCACTCGTCCTCGCCGTCCCAGAGGCGAGCCTTGCCGGGACGCCCGTCGTCGCCAACCTCGGGCCAGCGGACAACGTGGAGCACGGCCACAGGGTCGATGTCCCATGCCGGGTCGTCGTAGATGGCCGACGTGCTCATGGGGCTCAGGCCACGGCCAGAGAGCCTGTCCTTCGCGTCCTTCTCGACGAGGAAGAACGAGTGCCCGTAGCCGACAGCGGCGGTGTAGATGGGCGACTGCTTGGCGTCGAGGCCGACGTACTGCCACCAGTCCCACGCGGGGGAGGTGGCGATCTCGCCAGCCGTCTTCGTCGTGTCGACCTTGCCGGGGCGGTAGCCGTCCACGTAGCAGCCCTGCACCGGAGTGCGGACGAGCAGAGGCATGATGTTGTTGATGCACCGCTCCGCGAGGAGCTTGTACTCGTCGTCCGCCGTGTCCGGCATGTACGGCCCGCGCTGGACGCCGTGGAGGTACTCGTCCACGATCCGAAGGCGGTGCTCGATGTCGTGCACCAGCGTGTCGTAGAGCTTCTTGCCGTGCTTCCGTGCTGATGTCGCGTCGACCTCTTCGGCCATGTGATAAGCACCTCTCGGGTCGAGTTATCAGCTAGAAGGCCCAGATGCCTGCCGTCTGCGTGCTGCGTTCCTTACCGCGGACCTTCATGTCGTTGAGGGCGCGGTAGGCGAGCATCAACGCGGCGTAGGCGTCGACCTTCTTAGGGGACTCCGGGGTCTCCTTGCGGAAGGAGATGCCCCAGGTGTTCGTGGCGCGGCGTGCGTTCATGACGTGCCGCTGGAGGGTGAGGTCACCGTTGTGGTGGATGCGCTTGTCGTAGACCGCCTGCATGAGGTCTTCGTGCGCGAGCGTTGACGCCTTGAGCGAGCGCATGTCCCAGCCGATTGGCGAGTTGCCGGACGACTTCACGGCGAGCTGGTCGCCGTAGGCGCGAGTCCAGTCCGCGATATCGCCCTGCCAGAGGGTCACGTCGGCGTAGAAGCCCTGTACGTCGTAGAGGCGGAAGGCTTCGTGAACGCGGTCGTTGACCTCATCGCGGTTGATCTCCCAGCCCTCACCGGCAGGCCCGAAGGGCTTCTCCCAGAGGCCGAGGATCTGCGCGAAGCCATCACTCACGCGGATGCCCACAAGGGCTGTAGCGTCGTCGGACTTACCGCCGTCGAAGCCGAGCGTGATGCGGTCGCCAGGGCGCAGCATCTCGTCCTTGTAGCCGTCGCTCAGGCCCGTCCAGGTGGACAGTGCGTAGACCGCATCCTCTTCCGCGACGATCTGGTTGAGCCACATGCGTCGGGTTCGCGCTGCGGAGCGCTTACCCTTCTGGATGTTGCCCATGATCGACTCGATGGAGAGCCACTTGGCGTCCCCGCGGATGCCGTCCAGAATGCGCGGCAGGAGAACCGGGTCGAGGGGTGCTGTCTCGTGCGCCTCAAGCGAGTCGTAGAGGAAGCCGACATCGACCGCGATGCCCTCTTGGATCATCTGGTACTCAGCGCGCTGAACCTCAGCGACCGAGCCCTCGCCGGGCATGTAGGCGTTGGTGATCGCGAGGAAGCGACCGTCCATCTTGGTCGTGTTGTCGTTGAGGGTCTCGTACATCTTGTGACCGCCGTTGGAGGCGATCCAGTGGTGAGTCTCGTTGAGCACGACAAAGGTGGAGCGCCCGCCCTCAAGGGTGCGGTAGTTGCTCGTGATGGCGTCGAGAGTGGCGGTGCCGTGGAAGGCGACCGCGGTCTCCGCGCGGACTTCAAGACCGAACTCAGCGGCCATCTCCGGCCCGGCGAGGGTCGGGAGCATCCGCATGGTGTTCTTGGTCTGCGACTGCGAGACAGCGGCGACCTGGACCCAGGGGCGCGGGTGGCGCTTCGCTACGGGCTCGCCGTCCTCGTCCCAGTGGGAGAAGCGCGACGGTCCGCAGAGCTCGACCAGCGAGAGGCAGGCGAGGAGCGGGTCCTTACCTAACCCCACCCCTTCATGCGCTGAAGAACGCCGGTTTGGTAGATGAACCGGCCTCTCTCATCCACTGAGAACCAGTGGAGAATGAAGCGCATCTGCTCGTCGGTGAATTGCCACGGCTCGCCTTCGTCGTTGCGAAGGTAGCGGGCGCACCAGCCGATGACCTGCCAACCGATCGTGCGCTCCGGCAGGAGCCATCCGCCGTCCTCCTTGCGCTGCCACGTGGGGCCGACGTAGAGGGGGGTGATTGCACGCTCGTCGAGGTTCAGGGCCTTGAGTCGATCCTGCTCTTCTGTGCTGAGGGGTGTAATGGGGAATCACCTCCTCGACGGGTCGTGCTTGCGAGGAGTCGATTCGCTCCTAACTGGCGCCAAGACGCTTTCGAGCGTCAGCGATGGCGATGACCTCAGCCGACGCCTCCGGGTCGCTGGGCTCCTGGAGCTCCATGCGCACCTTCAGGCGGTCGACCTCGGTGACGGCGAGGCGGGCAAGGCCGCTCATGACCGTCTCAAGTTTGATGGCCGAGCCGCCCTTGGGGATCTTGGGCGCGAACTCAGGGTGAAAGCCCTCGTCCTTGCGCTCATCCGGGTCAAGCTCGTGCCAGCGCATCCAGCGCGCCACGGCGATGTCGTGGGCCTCCTCTTCGCGCTTGAAGCGCGAGAGGTCGTCACACAGGGAGTAGGCGAGCGCCCAGTCAGAGGACTGGTAGAAGTCGCTCTGCCCGCTCTCGCGCAGCGAGGCGTAGATGGTCGAAGCGATGTAGTGCCACTCTGGGTCGGGCTCGGGGATGGTCGACGCGTAGCGAACGCCCTGGATGGCGGAGGCGGAGGAGACTTGCCTGCGGTTGAACTGGCTCCTGCTGAGTTCAGCCTCGCGCTTGGGGGTCGTTGCCACGGCGCACCTCCTGGGCGGCTCTACATGTCAGGCTTGGGGAATCGGCTAGCGATGCGCGCCTTCTTCGCCGCCAGGGCGTCGGCGCCTTCGCGCGAACTCTTCTGCTTGTGATGCCACGAGCAGAGGCTCTGAAGGTTGCTGAGAGAGTGGTTGTCGCCGGGGAAGATGTGATCGCACTCCTCCGCCGCCCCGGGACACCTGGTCCCGTCTGGCAGGGGGATTACGCAGCGAAAATTGTCACGACGAAACACCTGCGCTCGACGCGCGTTCCAATCTCGGGGCAGCCTTGCTCGGCGGTTCGAGTTCGCCCATGAGCGCTTCTGGACCATGGCGACCTCCGTTGCGCCCCATACCGGATTTGAACCGGCGATCTCTCCCGTGACAGGGGAGCGTCCATTCCTGGCTGGACCAATGGGGCTCGGGGCTAGAAGGTGACCACCCGCCCGTTCCACTCCGGCACGCCGAACTCATGCGCCACTCGCGGCAGGACTCGCGGTCCGTCAGCGGGGCTCAGCAGCGTGGGCTCGTCGCGATGGTCGATCAGCGACGGGAACGTGTAACGAACGGGCCGTTTGATGTGCTTGAAGTAGGTGCCGATGCGGCGGTCGTAGGGGAGCGTCGAGTGCTCCACGAACTCCAGCATCGGGCCGACGTGCTCGACGGGCATGGCGACGCCGACGCCCCACAGGAGCGACGGGTGCTCAAGCCAGGAGGCGCCGCGTCGGCGGGCCTCATCGACGGCCACTGAGACGCGCTCAGAGGGCTGCGGATAGGACGTGCCGACGTAGAGCCCAACGCACGTCCTGGGGGCCTTCTGGAGGCCGTCCTGGAGCGTCTGGCGCAGCCAGGGGACGGGGATCGCGTCGTCCTGAAGGACGACCGCCCAGTCCGCGTCGAGACTCGTTGCCTGCCAAGCGCGGTCGCCAGTGTCGTTCTCGCCCAGCCCGCGATCCCAGACGATCCTCGCGCCAACGTCAGCGGCGAGAGCTCGTGCGTGGTGAAGGCGGTTCTTGTGGGCCATGACCACGATGTCGACCTTCATGGCCTCACCGCCCTACTTGTGTGCGAACCTCGCCGTAGGGTGGCTCGTCTCGTAGCGTTTGTAGATCGTGTGCACAGTGGGGCCGGTCTCGATGTGAGCTGTCCATGTCGGCAGGAGTGCGACGTAGTTGAGCAGTCCCATGTCAGACCCAATGTCGCCGTCGAGGCTCCATCCTCGGCGCAGGACAACCATGTCCTCCACGAACCACTTCACTGTCCCCCGAGTGCCGCCCACGATGCCTGCGTTGTAGATGCGGCGACCGGCGTTGTCCTGGAAGAACTGCTGGAGGCGAGGATGGGGGTGCTCGCGTAGCATCCAAGGGTCGCTCATGAAAGTGAGTTCAGACCCGACGTAGAGGGTCACCTCGTCGAGCCCGACGAAGGGGTCTCGCAGCACCGTCACGTCTGAACCGTCCACGCAGAAGACGTGCTGCACCTCAGGGTGCTCGTAGAGCCACTCCAGCGTGTAGTCCCAGCGACGCCAGTACACGTCGCCCTCAGTGGGCTCGACGCGGACGGCGGTCACATTGTGAGGCACTGGGCCGGTGAGGTCGGCGTCGTGGATCAGGACGATGTGGACACCATGCTCGGCGGCAGAGTCGAAGAGCCCCGAGAACTGCGAAGGGTCGGGCTCCCAGAAGACGTTGCGCTGAGGGTCGACGGTGGTGGTCAGCAGGTGCGTGACCAGAACGTCAGTAACCCCCTCCGGCAGTGACGCTGCCGTGGTGTGTGCAGGTGACATGACCAGCCTCTCCCCAGTAGGCGAACTTGAAGCCCTTGCGGGCGAGCTGGCGGCTGAACACCTGCTCGGAGCGAGGTGCATACGGCCAGTCGTGAGCGAAGGCGCGAGCCGGGATGAGCGACGGGTTGCCGGTGAACACGATGTCGTGCTCGACGTAGCCCTTCTGGTGCGTCAGGCGCCCTAGCCAACGAGGGTTGGCCTCCAGCGCTGCAACCACTCCGCCGTGCTCGATCTCATCCTCGTACCAAGGCTGTCGCTGAAGGGCGACCTGCATGAGGCTCTGGTTAGCGGCGAGGAGAGCGTGAAGGTCTGCAAGATCAACGGGCTTGTCGATGGTGAAGTCCTCTTCGAGAAAGAAGACCGGGCCTCCGTGCTGCCTACCAAACTCCCAGATGCGCTGCATGGCTTCGGTATAGCCAACCGACTCAGCGGCGATGGAAGTTGCGCCAGTGCGCCTTACCCATTCCCGATCCCCGCTGTCATCGAAGACGGCGACGGAGGAGAAGCCCTTGACGTTCTTCGCAAGGGAAGCGACGGCGGAGGTGATGTAGAGGTCTTTGCGGTTGGAGAGAATGGCGACGGCGATGTCAGGCATTCAACTCCAATCAGCGGAGGAAAGATGCTTGATGCTCGACCTCAACGCTCTGTGGCGAGAGGGGAGGATTCCACGGCGGAGGTCGAGCATCAAGAGTGAACCGCTGCATACCTTTCAGGCAGCGGCAGCGGAAGATCAACGTTGGAATGTCCAACGACGAAGAATCGAGCGAAGCGAGATTCTTAGGAGTTGGATAAGCGTTAAGGCTCTAATCTCTTAAGATGATAGTAGTTATCTACTATAGATAGTTACTCTCTTAAGGGTTGGAGAGGTTAGAGAGTAAACTACTTAGCGTTAGCCCTTACGCTTGACCAGCTCGGCTGCGGCTCGGCTTCGCCTCGCCTTGCCTCGCTGGCTACCGTCTACCCCTCCATAGAGGTAGTGGGACCTGGACCCCCCTGATTCGTGGTGAGAGTAGAGTGTGATCTACGTCACGCCCTCTGACCTGCGGAGATGCCCTGGACGAGAGCACCCTCCTAGCGCCGAGCCTTGCCTGTGACAGCCCTGCCGGAGGCTCTGGAGGTGTCCGATTTGGCATGACTACAGACCCCCTCCGAAAACCCTGGAGGTGCGTCCAACCGGAATTGCTTAGACTTGGCGGTCCGGCCTCTTCTGGGCAGGGGGTCATAGCCCACCCCCACTCGTCCGGCGCGTTCCCCTGAGCTCTCGCACCCACATTGATTCGCCCTTTCCATTGGGCACTGGTCTGAGCGATAGAACGCATTGACTCTTGTTCTTACTCTTCCGCCGTGGCCTATGTATGCGTGCGTGTGTGCGCTGTGCTGTGCATGCACGTGTGGTGTATGCACGTGGTGGTGTGTGGTGCACGTGGCTGGTGGAGCTGTGCTGTGCACCATGCGTGTACGCCTCTGTGCGGGCCGTTGCGTGCAGGGTGGGGTGATCGGCTAGGGGCGTGCGTGTGCGTCGGTTCTAGGCGCACTGCATGGGCTCCTGTGGGGTGGTGCTGGGCAGTGATCTCTAGGCAGGTGGCGTGTGCAGTGTTGCCACCCGTGCCGGATGGGCAGCTCGGCAGGGCTGTAGCGGGTGAAGAACCAGCGAGTTTCCGTTGAGATACCAACGATCCGGCAAGGAGGGCCGTGTGTAGTGTTGACACGTGCTGTGCATGGGTGTTCACTACTCGTATCGGCAGCTCGCGAAGCACCGACGATGGGACCGCAGGGCACCGCCACTAGGCGGGACTCGGGGCCACTGAACCACCGGGGTGAGAGACCGGCAGGCGGGGGTCACGGGGCGGAAACGGGACAACACCACAAGAGCAGGGCTACCGGGACAGACCATGAGGTCGCCGGGACATCGCCACCGATGAGTGCAAGAGCGGCCCTGAGGCAACACATACAACAACTTCGATCCGACGACCCGCTAGGGCCGTCGCTCACCGCGCTTCACGCTCGCTACGTGCGAGCCGGGTGCAACCGGAGCGACCTACCTACGGCGACAGGATCGGCCCTTGACCGCCCGACAGGGCGGGCGCGCTAGCTCGGCTAGGTGCGCGGTTCGCTACCGTTCAAGGGTACTCGCTTTCCACGAACCTCCATTGAAAGGATGGGTAGCCATGGGCATTCAGCTCGGTGATCGTGTCCGCATCGACTCGACGACAGTTCCCGCAACACAGGGCACCGTACGCGACATTCAACACACCAAGAACGGGGTGTGCTACTTGGTTGAGTGGGGGTCGCCTGCCTATGGGGTGCCCGCAGAGATATGGACCTCAGGCGTGAGGCCTATCCGGTAGAACGACTTAGCCCTAGGTGCCGCGTAGGCGGCAGGCGCGTCATGGCGCACTAGGGCACGTAAGGGCACGTCACCGCTCGCGGTGACCTAGACGCGTCGGGCGCTTTTCCCGACCGTCAGGCGACGACTCCCACACTAGACAGGCTGCAACGTCTGTACGGGTGGATGTAGGGCACGTGCCACAACTTCGCATCAGGTGTCTAGAGTTGACGGGAGCGTGGCAACTATGTTCATCGTTCGTTGGCTTGACCGACTGGGCAACCCGACATGGGTGCCCGCACCTAGCAGGACCACGGCAGAGCGCGAGGCAGCGCGCCGTGGTGGGACATGGCAGTACGTAGCGATCTAGGGAGCACGGATCGCATCAGCCCTACCGGTATCCACGCCGGGAGCCACCTGCAAGCGGTGGGAGGGCACGCATAGAGTGACACCGCGCATGACGCGCGAGACGAGAGGACAGGGACCATGTTCAAGCTTGAGATTCGCACCGCCAACGTCGCGTTCGACGAGGAGGAGGGCAACGCCGGTCCCGAGCTGGCGCGCATCCTGCGAGAGCTGGCAGACCGCGTGGAGGGTGGCGTTCCGACGGGCGACAACGCCAGCGTGCGGGACGTGAACGGCAACCGTGTGGGCGAGTGGTCCTACGAGGATGAGACGAACTAGGAGCGTCTGACGCTCTACAGCCTGCGCCGGTAGCCAAGCCGGACGCCGTGTGCGAGACGCGGGGCAGGCGCGCAAACAGCAACCGATGACCGAGCGGTAGGGGGAGAGGGGGTGAGTTGAGCAAGGGGCACCGATTCGACTACGCACGCGTGATCCGCGGCCCGTAGTCGGACCTGGCGTCAACGACGGCCCGTAAGTGACGACCGACAAGAGAAGACATGCATGACGCGACGCGAGGGCGTCGCTACTTGGCCGATGCGCCGGTAGCGACGCCCTCTGGCATGTGGAGAGGTGAGGCAGATGGTCAACGGATGGTGGCTGCTGGGACTCGCGGTCCTGGCGGCTCTGTGGTTCGTGCACATGTGCCGTACGGCTCCGATGCAGAGGGGCGAGTACAGCCGACTGGACAACATGGACGGTCGCCGCGAGGACGCGAGCGACGACGAGACGCGAGAGGTGGCCTGATGATGGGACGCAAGATGCGAGAGACGTTCACGCGGGCGCTGGGTATGGCCCTGGGGCTGGGCATCGCGGCGGGAGTGATGATGGCCGCTGCGGACGCCGAGGCGCCTGACCTGCCTGCGTGTGAGCATGAGAACTCCACCAACTGCGTGTGGGACGCGCAGGAGCAGGGCAACGGCGAGGGTGAGTCGTTCGTGGACGTGGACGGTGAGACGTTCTACGCGGAGCCGTCCACACCTGAGGTCGTGAGCGCTCCTGAGGCGTCTGTAGAGGAGCCTGAGGTAGTAGCGCCCGCGCCGGTCGAGAACGTCACTCCTGAGGCCCAGGAGACGCCCCAGGCGGCCACTCCTGCGACACCCGTCGACCTCATGGAGCCGGGCAACCTCAAGCCGGGGGACTACTGGCTGGGCGAGCTCGTGGGTGACGTGATCGTGTGCCCTCCGGGGTTCGAGGTGTCCATCGACTACACGGCCCAGGGGACCCTGTGGGCCGCGTGCATGTGAGGAGAGCAGAGCCATGGGCGAGAGCGAGATGTGGGAGCTGCGGACCCTCGCGGGGGATAGGCGCGTGGGCTGGTTCGGCTTCTCGACGCAAGTCAACGCGGAATCTTGGTACACCCGAGAGTTGACTATGCCGTACCGACCCCCGTTCTACATGCGAGGCATGTCGTCGGGTGTCGAGATTCGACCCGGTGAGGAGGGCTAGGGCCATGACTGCTGTACCGACGATCCGCCCGTACGCGACGCGCGACGAGTGGCGGCGAGACTTCCACGACGGGGTGGCAAACATGTTCGACGGAGACGACACGCCCACGCCTGACGTGTGGGACGTGCTGGACCGCGAGACGGGGGAGTTCCTGGGTCGCGTGGCGGTTCGTAACCCCGACGACTACGTGAGTGCAGAGTCGGAGTACGGGACGCGTGTGGTCCTTGAGAACCGCAGGACGCGCGAGGTTGTCTACGGGAGAGGTGTGCAGAGTTGACGTGCCGCGTGTGCGGGGGGCGAATGGACTTCCTGCTGTCTGAGCTAGGCGAGGATGCACACCCGCTGTGCGTCATGCCGGAAGGGTGGGGATCGTGAGTGGATGGAAGGTGCGCGCCGAGCACCCCGAGGGGTGGAAGGCGCACGACGACGGCTGGCGCGACGACTTCTGGGCCGAGGGCGTGTTTCGCGAACAGGATGAGGCTGAGGGACTGGCTCGCGCGCTCCGATGGTGGTTCCCGGGGGCGACTGTGACTGTTGAGGCGGTCGCATGACCTCCACCACCGAGGAACTGCGCGAGACGCCATACGACGCGCATGTGATCGTCACGGCACGCTGCTGCCGTGCATGGCCGGTTCTGGCCCTACTGCCGCTTGGGCGCTGCGGCATCTGTGGAGAGCGCCCGGTGCTGACCGGCGAGACGTGGGAGGTAGGAGCGTGAGCGTGGGAACCATCACCGTTGGTGCGGACGCGATCCGTCGCCACTGGCGAGAGGTGCAGGAGCAGGTGCGCCGTGGGCGCATGAGGAAGATCCGCAAGGCGAGACGTGGCGTCGGCCCTGACCGTTCGGCAGAGGGGTACTGAGCATGCACGTGTACTTGGTGGTCGCAAGCGTGCCCTACGAGGGCAGTGAGGTGCTGGGCGCATTCTCGTCTGACGCGGCAGCACAGTCCTACATCGACGCGCAGGGCGAGGCTCACTACGACCTGAGCATTCAGGCGTGGGAAGTGGAGGACTGATGTTCCCGTGCGGCCATGAGCACCCCTGGAAGCCCGCCGTCAATGGCGGCTCCAAGCGTCCCTGGTTCGTGATCCGAGAGGGTTGGTGGAACGGGCAGAGGGGCGCACGCAGCGTTACGTGCGAGGCGCCCATCGAGGAGCGTTACCAGTGGCGCAAGGATGGCCGCTCGGTGCGCTACGCATCGCAGGCCGCCGCCGAGGACGCTGCTGAGCGCCTGAACCGAGCGGAGAGGCTTGCCCGTGTTCGATGACGACGAGGACCGCGTGACCGTGGTCCTAGCGCATGAGACGGCAGGTGTGGGCATGTTCGTCCAGACCGACCCTGTGCGCCTGACTCTGACTGACCTGATGGAGCTGAAGAGCATCATCGAGACCCGAGGGGAGCCGGTGTAGTGACGGCTATTCAGACGCTGGCTGACGCGCCAGTGACCGACAAGCGTGTGATCGGGACGTACGCCTACCTGGCGCCGGACCGTGACATCGAGCTGGGTATCCGAAGCCTGGCGTTCGAGCTGACGCTCAGGGCGAAGCGGCGTGACTACGAGCCCTCTCCTGAGCTGCTGGAGTTGTACGAGCGTGTGGTGCAGGAGACGCCGCGAACGGAGGTGAAGGACGCATGACACGGGGACAGATCATCGACGCTGCCAACGTCTACCTGGTGCAGGACGGTCAGGAGCCGCTGGCTGACTGGGAAGCGGAGCTCATCCCTGACGCGGTGCTTCGCATGGTGGAGCCCATCGTGGCGCCCAACCCGCTGCGTGAGCAGCATGAGGATCTCATGGTCGACGCTGAGGTGGGCGTTTAGCCCGGAAGGGGTGTGTAGAGTTGACGAACGACGACGCGCGAGAGTTCTATGTCGAGGTGGCCTACGCATGGCCTGAGGCGTACCGCTACATCCCGGGCAACAAGCCGCTGACGCTTGAGCACCCTGCCGCCACGGAGGACGTGGTGCTGGTGGTGGACAATGCCAACGGCGGTCTGGTGATCGGCGTCTCGCTTCAGACCGAGGTGGAGACGTGCCAGCACGGCGAGCCGGTCTCTGTGGCCGGTGATCTGCTCTGGGCGCAGGGCGAGGCTCTGGGCATCGCTGACGAGGTGCTGGACGACTATCTGAGCGAGAAGGGGCTGGGTGAGCTGCTGATGCCTGACCCGCATCACGTCTCTGTCGTGCATGTCGGTGGCCTCATGGGCGCCATGATGCGTGCCGCCGAGGGCATGGAGTCCAAGCGCGAGACGTTTGGGGACGATGAAGGGCTGGTGGGTTCATGAGCACCGAGACCATCCTCGTCGAGACCGCGCGGAAGGACTGGCCGAACCTGACTGGCACCATCGCCCCGCACGGCCTCCCCGAGGTCCACCTGACGTACCAGGCCGACCGGACACTCGCCATGTCACCGAACGACGCGCGCGAGCTCGCCCGGTGGCTGACTGATGCCGCACGACAGATCGAGGCGACGACCGCATGAGCACCGACCAGACGCCCGCCCTGGCCCGCGCCGACGTGTTGCCGCTCCGGCTCGACCTCATCGAGACGCTCGGCCGGTGGGTCAACGACGCGTGCGCGACCGAGGCCGTGGACGAAGGGCTGCTCCCGCTGCTCCGCCGCCGCCTGCACGACCCCGACGACCCGGACGCGCTCGCGCGGCTGCTCTTCGACGCCTCGCAGCAGTGGGTCGAGGCCGACGGTGTGACCACGCGTCTCGACTGGTCGAACCTTCACCGCTCGCAGCAGGAGCAGTGGCGCCGCGCTGCCGATGCCGTGCGGTCCGCGATCCTCGGAGCCGACCAGTGACCGCGCGCGACTTCCTGGCGGCCGTGCAGCAGCGAGCCGACGCAGCAACCGGCGGACCGTGGACCGTGGAACGGCAGTCCGACGCATCAGACGTCAACGTGCGCCACATGCGGCCCGACGACGAACCGGACCTGTTCGTCGCATGCACTGGCGATCCGCACTACGACGGGACCGTGCACGATGCCGAGTTCATTGCCGCGTCGCGCACGGACGTCCCGCGCCTGGTCGCAGCACTCACCGCCGCACTCGACCTCCACCAGCCTCTCCCGAGCAGCGTGAGCGCGCTGTATCCCGAGCCGCTGTGCGAGTGCGGAGCGACGTACCCGTGCCCGACCGTCCGCGTGATCACGGACGCACTGACCCCGAAGGAGAACGACTCATGAGCTGGACCCCCACCGACGAGCAGGTCGAGAAGGCGGCACGCGTCCGCTTTCACCAGGCGCAGGGCGAAGGCGAGGCATGGGAGGAGTGGGGCACATCGTGGCACCACCTCTACCGCACGGAGGCCCGTGCCGTGTTGGTTGCGGTCGGGCCGATGATCGCCGCACGGGCACTCAGGGACGCGGCAGAGCGCACGTACCACGCCGCGTGTGCTGCCGGTCTCGCGAACGACGCTGACACCATCGAGAAGGAGGCAGGCCGATGAGCGACTGGCTACCCGTATTGGGGTACGAAGATCTGTACGAGGTCAGCAGCGATGGGCAGGTTCGGTCAAAGGACCGGGTGTCTTCTGATGGAAGCCTGCGGAGGGGGAGACTCCTAACCCCCACGGGGTTGAAGCACAAGCATGTGACACTCAGCCGCTCGGGCGTAAAGGTCCAGGCTCATGTGCACGTGCTCGTCCTGGAGGCGTTCGTCGGACCCCGCCCGGATGGGATGGAGTGCCTGCACTGGGACGATGACCCGACGAACAACAACGTCGCGAACCTCAGGTGGGATACTCGGGCGGAGAACATTAGGGACGCCATCAGGAACGGGCGGCTCAGCGACCGGGGCTCCATTCCGAGCGGGGCCGTGTTCTCGATCCGGAAGAGGGTTGCCAGCGGCGAGCGTCAGGCTGACATCGCTCGCGAGTACGACGTAGACCCGTCTGCCATCTCCCACATCGTAAGGAGGAATAGTTATGCCAACCTCTGAGGACTACACGCCCAGCACGGACGAGGTGCGCATCCGGTTCCAGCGGGACATCGCTCGGAACCGGGCCGACGACTACCCGGACCCTCGCGTGTCGGAGGCCGAGTTCAACCGTTGGCTCGCCGCACGTGACGCCGACCACGAGAAGGCCGTGCGCGAACGCATCGCACGGGACATCGAGGCGGAGGCGGTCGTCGTGGACGAGCACGGGAACCACGGGCTGTGGGTGGAGGACGCCGTCCGGATCGCCAGGGGAGGGTGCATGACCGAGACCGCCTGCCCGTACTACGCGGTCATGGGGCGGCACCTGTACGTCGGGCACCGCAACAACGTGTGCTGCCTCGGGTGCGGCATCGAGCAGAGGGAGGGCGCATGAGGCTGCACGAGTACGAGAAGGACACCCATTCTGGCGCGGGGAACTGCACCTGCGGCGCCGCCGAACGCCACGCTCGCCACCCGCACATGTACCTCCGCGGCCTGTGGCCGTCCGGAGGTGAGAAGTGCACCTGCGGCTTGCCGCCCGAGGCCGATCAGCACGTCGCGACGTTGGGGGAGGGCGCATGAACCTGCACGAGCAGGCACGAGCCGAAGCCGAGAAGCGCTACCCCTACCGCACGCACGAGACGGAGGTCATGCGGTGGGTGACCCGGAAGACTCGCGTCACCTACGTGGACGGCTTCCTCGCTGGGCACGAGGCCGCGACCCGCACACGCGTCGTCACCACCGTGTCCGAGCTCGACGCACTCCCCGTCGGCAGCGTCGTGCGCTCGCTGGGCGGCGGTGCCGCGTGGCAGAAGATGCCGGTGAGCGGGTTCTGGGTCGGCGTCATCGGAACCCTGGACCCGCGCGGCCTAGGAGAGCGCGGCTACCTCCCCGCCCGCGTGCTGTACAGCCCTGAGGAGACCCCGTGACCGACGACCTGCTCAACGAAGCGACACGACTCGCGGACGAGTTCGACGAGGGCGCGGACTTCGACGCTGGCCGAGTCCTGCGCGCCCTGGTCGAGCGCGTGCAGCAAGCCGAAGCCGATGCACGCAAGGCCCGTCAACTCGTTGCCGACAAGGGATTCGTCGCAGTCAAGGCTGAGGTCGAACGAGACTGGGCGCGGGGCAAGCTCGACAGGGTGCGCAGACTCATCCCCACGGAGAACCCCGAGCTGATCGAAGCTGGGTACGGGGTCGACTCGGCCGACGTGCTCGCCATCCTCGACGGGAAGGAGTGACCGTGAACTTCACCCACACCACAGCGAGGCAGAGTCGCTAGACTCGTGGCATGAGCAGGAGTCGGAGCGTTGCCAAGATCGTCGGCGTTGGCCTACTGGCTGTCGTCGCGGGCGTCCTCCTGCTCAACTGGCTGGGCGGTCAGGGCGTACAGAGCACCGAGCTCGACGTAGACCGCTACGGCAACCTCGTTGAGGTGAACGACTAAGACGACATGGGGCGCGCAGGCGCCCTCTCTTCGATTCCGCTGTGTAGTCTTGACAGCCACACGACGAGTCGTGTACACATCTAGTTGACAACAGAAGAAGTGAGGTGGGGACTCATGGCTGACGCCGAGGAGACCACAGAGACGAAGTTCTCAGCCGGGGCATGGCCCCTGACGCTGACCGTGACCATCGGGCTGTTCGTGTTCAAGCACGTGCCGAACTCGCCCCTGGCAGAGATCTCCTACTGGCTCGTGTTCGCGCCGATCTTGCTCCTGGTGGGTCTGGGAGTCGTGGCGAGCGTGATCCTGGCCTTCGTGGGGCGCTGGGGGGTGCGCCAGGCGGAGAAGAGCCTGGATCGGCTGGAGGACGCGCTGAGCGGCTCTACGGACCGCCTGCTGGACCACCTGGAGACGCTGGACGATGACGAGCTCCAGGCGCTTACCGAGGTTGTGGGTACGGCCTACGTCCTGCGCCATGTGACCAGCGCGCTGCCGACCGAGAGTGAGGTGGCGTAGTGCGGAACGTGATGAACGATCTCGTTGACCACTTCAACGCCACGAACGAGGCGGCACTTGTGGACGCGTTCCTGGGGGAGCGGTGCGACTGGAGCGACCTTCCGTCCAACACCTGCGCCCACTGCATCCATGGGCCTGCGGCCTACACCGACTTTCCGACGATGGAGGAGCTCTGGTGAGCAAGAAGAAGAGCCCCCGCGCTGCCGCGCTGGCGCAGTTCATCGCCGGTGCGGTGGAGAACGAGGCATACAAGACCCCGGCGCCATCCAAGCGGCCCTACGCCACCATCGAGCCCGAGCCGCGAGTCCAGGTAGAGGACGCGCACTGGCGCGGAGTGTTCGCCCGTGAGGCGCCTTCCAAGACCGACTTCAAGGTTCGCGTCTTCTACAAGCAGGACCCGAGCGGGGACGACCAGGGGCGCGTCTTCGAGGTGAGCGTGAAGGAGGTGGCACGATGACCGAACGACTGATTGAGGCCCTCCGCGATGGAGGCAGCCTGGCGCTCACCACGGATGAGGCGCAGAGCAAGGCCAGCGCGCTGGATGAGCACGGCTTCCTGGTGATCGACCTGGAGGCCCTGCCCAAGCCCGAGGAGCATGACAACGGCTACGGCACCCAGCGACGCATCGGCAGCGTGAGCCTCAAGACCACATGGGCGGACGACGAGACCGCTGAGGCGTACGCCGTGCGTCACATGGAGCTCGCGCTGGATCACATCGCTGCGGCTCAGTGGGTGCTCACGAACCCGCCGCCTGCACCTCCGGTCTACCGCGAGGAGCGCAGGGTGTTCCTGGTGTGGCAGGAGAGCGCCGAGCGCTACCCGACGGAGACGCAGTACGCGGCCGCGCGCCGAGCCCTCTACTGGAAGGCTCAGGGCGCGAACTGGATGGCCGACTACTACGACACGGCTCGCCTGCTGGAGGTGCGCGAGGACGGCAACGGCTTCCTGCACCTGTTCGGCGTGGAGGTCATGCGCAAGGTTCGAGTGGAGGAGGGCGACGATGACGAGTGAGATTCGGTACTTCCGCCTCGACGACGGGAGCGACCAAGCTGGCGTGATCTGCTCGACCGCAGAGAACTCCGACCACAAGCACGACGAGCAGGACTTCTGGACCGAGGTCAAGGTCGTGCCGCTCAACGCCATGGTGGTTCGTCGCCCGGGGCGTGTGGCGGTCCAGCCTCAGGCCGAGGCCATCGTCCAATCCGCACTGAGCATCTCCGGCCCTGTAACGGGGGACGTGCTCGAACGGGCTGAGGAGCTCGCGGCGATCATCCTGGAGGCCGTCGAGTTCCTGCGCGAGTACCCGCCCGTCAACGAGGCGCAGGTCAAGGCGCTGGGCGATCTGATCGACGAGTTGCAGAGCGGCGGCAAGGCGTACTACGAAGACCCGCGCGAGCTCGCCCGCGACCTTGCAGAGCGTGGCGTCCGAGTGGGGGATGCATGACCGATCCTCAGTTCCGCTCGGACTTTACCGTCGAGGTGATGGACCACATGGGCGACGATCTCACTCCGCTGCGCGCAGCACGCGTGTCCACGAAGGGCGCCGACTCCCGCACCACGGAGGAGAACGATGGCCTGCGCCGCTACCTGCTGCGCGAGGGACACCACGTGCCGTTCGAGCACCAGGTGGTGTCGTTCTACATCGAGGCGCCGATCTTCGTCACGCGGCAGTTGCTGAAGCATCGCATCAGCAGCATCTCTGAGGAGAGCGGGCGCTACCGCGAGCTCGGCGGCGTGTTCTACGTGCCGGACGAGATGCGGCCGGTGAAGCAGGTTGGCAAGACGGGTGCGTACGAGTTCGCGCACGACGACATGGCCCTTACGGTCGCTCGGTCTGGCATCAAGGGTGCATCGGCGGGCGCCTGGGACCTCTACTCCACGATGCTGGGCGCGGGCGTTGCCAAGGAGGTGGCGCGCATGGTGCTGCCCGTCAACACCTACTCCTCCATGCACTTCACGGCGAACACCCGTTCGCTGTTCAACCTGTTCACGCTGCGCTCGTCGTGGGGCGAGGGGCATCCGCAATACGAGATCCGAGAGGTGGCTGACCTGATGTTCTCGTACTGGCAGGAGTTCTATCCCAAGACGGCAGAGGCGTGGCTTCAACTTCGGGAGGCGTCGTGATCGATCCTTACGTTCGTCTCGGGATCATCGGCACGCATCTGCGCCGGGGCGACCCGGAGTCCGCGCTTGCCGCAATCCGCAACGTCGTCGAGACGGCGAAGCTTGAGGAGCGGGAGCGGATCATCGCCCTCCTCGACGGCATCGACAAGGACGAGTGCGAGTACAGGCATGGCTGGTGGGAGACAGATCGCGGCGCTGCCTTCGGCGCCAGCATCCTGCGTCAGATCAAGGAGGGCTCATGAAGCGGATCATCGAGCGCAACGCTCGGGGCGAGTACCACGTTCGCCGCGAGGATGGCTCGTACATCCCAAGCCGGTACATCGACGACCAGATCGCCGGTCACCCCAGGGCCTTTGAGACTCGCTGGGGCGCGCGCAGGGCGGCAAGGCGGGATCTCCGCTACTACGAGTACCTAGCCGCTGTTGCGGCAGAGCAGGGCGATGTGGAGGTGGTGACGCTGTGACTGAAGTGATGACCGAGGCGGAGTTCCTCGGCACCGACAAGAAGCCGCAGGAGGCCCTAGAAGGCCCTCCGTTCGTCGCCCTGACCCTCATAGAGGGTGGCACACTGTTCGCTCGCGCAGGGCAGATCAGCGCGGCCTGGGATATCCCTGCAACGCCTGGTGGGCGAGGCGCGGGCTTCATCTCAGGCCCAGCGGCCGACGTGGAGGCGTCGCACCGCGTGGAGGTCAACGACCGCATCTTCTACGTCAAGGAATCGGCCAGCGAGGTCATGTTCCTCATCCAGGAAGCACTGAAGGCGCCTGTCGTCTTCGCAGAGAAGGAGAGTGAGTAGTGGAGTTCACCCTGCCCGAGATGCTCTTCATAGGCGCGCTGACGCTCTTCGCCGGGCTCATGATTGGCGACACCCGAGCAGATATGCGCCGATGGGGCCAGGCCCAGCTCGAACTGGCAGACGAGGAAGGGTGGTTCGTCTCGGTCGACCGACTGCGCACCCGGCCGGGGGAGTCTCTCAAGTACCTGATGCGCATCTGGGATGACCGAGACGCATACCTCAGCGGCGCAGAGGCGGCGCTCGCCCACAGCAAGGCTCGCACCCCATGGGGCGCTGAGCGCAAGGCGCGGCGGATGCTCGCGCAGGCCCGCAAGGGCAAGTTCTTGGACAAGGAAGACATCGCGCTGAACATCGAGCAGCGCGTCAACAACATCGAGGAGTAGTCATGTTTCGACCCACCGCTGGCGACATCGGCGAGGAAATCGAGCACATCGAGTTCGAGCCCTTCCCGGAGAGCGAGCCCGTCAAGGAGCCCGCCCCCGAGAAGGCGCCTGAACGCGTTCCCGAGCCTGCGGGTGTGTAGAGTTGACTGGCGAGTTCGACGGCTGGGGGTTCGCCCTCGGCCATGTGGCGGGAGCTCGCTCGTTCAAGGTGCGCGGTGACGGCACCCTGACGGGCGTGTTCCATGAGCGGGAGTGGCTGCCGGGGGAGAACCTGGCGGACTGCCGCAAGATCGTCGGCTTCTACATCCCCGGGGTTGGCGTGTCCGATTCCGTCGCCCCCGTCTGGGAGGTGAACGAGTCAGGGCATCACTGCGTTGGCTGGTCGTGGGAGGTGGACGGCGTGCATGGCATCCACACCAACGGATTCCCCGAGAAGGTCTACCAGGGCTTCGAGGACGCGGATCACGACTTCGCCGAGTGCAAGTGCGGCTTCTACGGCTACACCAGGGGTTCCCTCGACTGGGTGACGCGGATCAACGTCTCAGGCATCGTCCACGCCTACGGGCGGGTGGCGCTGGGAGAGGTCGGCTTCCGGGCAGAGAAGGCCAAGATCGTGGCCCTCTACACACCGCCCGTGTCGGAGATAAAGACGCAGCTCTCGAACGACCTGGGCGTGAACCCGAACCTGCCGATGCAGGAGTCGTTCCGGCGCGTGCAGCGACGAAGCATGGTGCCGGAAGACCTCTTCCTGCGCATCGCCTGGCGCTACCCGCAGGTGCCCATGTACACGGACCTGGACCAGATGCTTGCCGACTTCCCGGTCGACGAGGCGAGAAGGGAGGCGGCGTGACTGACACCCTGCACGCCCTCATGCGTGACATCGACGGGCGACCGTTTCCGTGCTCCACGCCCGGGTGCCAGGTCTGTACGCCGATCCACGTGCCCGAGCACTACGAGTTCGGCCTGTTCAAGCGCTCCAACGGCCATCAGGTCGGCGGCCCCGTGCGGGCGCGTGAGGCGGCTGACCCCCGCCTGCGTGGCCTCCGGCCTGGCCGGTACATCATCCGCAAGCGCGCTATCTACGCAGGACCCTGGGAGGACGCGTGAGTGCAGACCTGCTGCGCCGAGCCGCAGCCAAGATTCGCTCGGCGGCCCCGCTGATCGAATACACAACCGAGATGTCGGACCCTACCGAGCGCATCAAGTACGTGCAGTATCGACGCACCAAGCGGAACCGGTGGGGCTGGCGGAACAACGTCCGCCCCGCTCTGCGCAGGCTTTTTGGCAAGCGCACGAGCGTAGACCGGGTGTTGATGGTCAAGTGGTGGGAGCGCCCTCGCTTCGCTTGGTTCGATCTGACTCACCGCGACACCCGCGACACCCCTGAGGTGTCGCTGGATGAAGGCAACGTCCTCATCTTCTGGTCAGAGGTGGTGCCGCACATCGCCCTGTGGACGCCCGACGTGGCCGAACTGGTGGCCGACTGGTTGTTCGACGAGGCGGTCGAGTCTGAGCGCAGCGAACGGCCCGGAGCGCCTCACCCGTTCGCGGTCCGCCTCGCCCGCCGCATCCTCGGGGAGGGAGCATGATCCGCAAAGCCTTGGCAGTGCTGCTCGCTACTGCGGCGTTCTACGGCATGATGCTCGTCCCCGCAGAGGGCAATCCGACGCTCGCCCTTGTTCTTCTCATGGGCAGCGCCCTGGGACTGGGCGCCGTTCTTGCGCTTGGCGCACTCGTGATTCACCTGTGGTACGGAGGGTGCTGGTGAACGACCTCATCCTCTACAGCCTCGCCTTCGTCGGCATGGCTACGGTCCTGGGTGCGGCATTCCTGGGACTGCTGGAACTCCTGGAGTGGGTGCTCTCGAAGATCGACGGAGGCGGCAAGTGACCCGCGAGGAGATCATCGCCGCAGCGCGACAGTCCGTGGTGGGCAACCCTCCGCCGCCTGCCAACGAGGCACTGCGCCTCATCATCAACACGATCATGGAGCCCGAGGCGACCAGCCTTGCGGCGTGAGGAGGAGCATGGCGATTGCATTGCCCGTCAGCGTGGGAGACCGCACTATCGCGCTGGGCAACGAGATCCTGCGGACCGTGTGCGGCTCTGGCGTGCATGGCATGGCTATCCAGGGGCACGACGATCACGATGAGATGGGCGTCTACATCGAGGCGCCTGAGCAGCTCATCGGCCTCATGCCGTCGTCGGAGCACTACGTCTCTCGGACCAAGCCGGAGGGTGTGCGTTCAGAGGCCGGGGATACCGACCTGACGATCTACTCCCTGCGAAAGTACGCCCGCCTAGCGGTGGCAGGTAACCCGACGGTGCTCACGGTGCTGTATGCACCGCAGGACGCCGTGCTGGTCGCCACTCCAGCGGGGGAGAGGCTTCGGGAGATGGCGCCTCATATCGTGTCTATGAACGCCGGGCGGCGCCACCTGGGCTACCTGGACGGACAGCGCGAAAGGCTGATCGGCGGCGGAAAGCAGGGCCGGGTGCCGAACCGCCCCGAGTTGATCGAGGCGCACGGATATGACACCAAGTACGCCAGCCATGCCCTTCGTCTCGGGCTGCAAGGAATCGAGCTGGTATCCACGGGGACGCTCTCGCTCCCCCTCCGCCCGGACGACCTGGAGCAGTGCATGGAGGTAAAGCGGGGCCTTGTGGGCTTCGACGAGGCACTGGCGAGAGTGGATCGGACCAGGGCCAAGCTGGCGTCACTAATCGACGAGCGGAACACTCCGCTGCGCGATGCCCCGGACATGCGGAAGGTGAATGCGTGGCTGATCGAGGAGCACCGCGAGCACTGGAGCAACCTGTAAGACAACCAGCCCCCGGCTGGGTCTACCGCACTTACGCGGCAGGCTCGGCCGGGGGCTTCTTTGCGTTTGCCCACTCGTACGCCACGCAGTCCGCCTTGAAGCCTCCTCGAAAGCCTCGCCCAGGCGGTGATACGATGATGGACTCGAAGAGGCTCTCGATCACCTTGCGCTTGCGCCCGAGCGTCAGGTTATCCCATCTGCCCTGCGTGTCAGCATTTGAATGCGCCCCCGTGAACTCCTTGAAACCGGAGATCGCCGTTAAGGCCCCTAGGCGCTCCTCCAGCGCACGCAACCCCCCTCTGAGGGTGTCCGTCCCGGCCACCATCTGTTCGTAGGTCAGGAGGCCACCTGCGAAGCCGGTTGCGAGCCCCTCCATACGCTTCTGTAGTTCCATGCGCTCACGCACCAAGGCGTCAATGTCGTCGCCTTGATCGCGCTTCATCAAGAGATCAGGCTTGCTCAGTCGCTCGACGACGATGGTCTCGATGTAGAGGTCCATCGGCTCGCGGTTGATCCTCGCACACCCCTTCAAGCAGGTGTAGCCAGCAGCCTGCCTGGGCTTCTCCCGAGCAGGGCTGGCGTACATCGCTCCATCGCACACGGAGCACCGGGCAATGCCGGTCAGTAGCGTCGTCGGAGTGCGCCCTGTGTGGCCGCTCACGTGCCTACCAGGAGCGGTCAGCACCGCACGTAGGGCGAGGTACTTAGACTCGCCCAGGACGGCAGGGAAGGCTCCCTCCGCCACCACGTCGCCCTTGTAGACGCGAGCTCCTACCATCCTCGGGTTGAGCAGGATGGACCGGATGTTGACGGCCTTCCACTCGCCACCCTGCGCTGTAGGCACTCCAGCCTCGCGCCACTCCCGGGCAACGGTGCCCAGGGACACTCCTGCGATCACATCGTCTGCCGCCTTGCGCAGGAGGGCGGCTTCCCCCTCCACGAGTTCACTCTGGTCCGCCGTCCATCCGAACGGGCGGTGGCCGTAGGTCTTCACGCCCTTGGCCGCGCGCTGTGCGTTGGCGAGGCGCTGCCGTGCTCCCTTGCGCTCCACCTCAGCCGCTGCCACGGCCGCGAGGATGCGAGCCACCATGCGTCCGGTGTCCGTCGTCAGGTCGATGTCGCCTGTCGCCGTAGCCACGCCTACGCCACGCTCCACGCTGAGCGCGATGAGGCGTTCCAGCTCCTTCATCGAGCGGGTCACCCGGTCCAGGTGCCAGGCGATGATGACCTCGACCTCGCGCCGGTCTACCATCTCCAGCACGGACTCCCACGCAGGTCTACGCTTGTTGGACCAGGCGGAGATCGAGTTGTCGACCTTCTCGTCCACCACGTCCCAGCCACGGGCTACCGCGAGGGCTCTACAGGCTTCGAGTTGGCGCTCTACCGAGGCACCCTCGCCGGTCTTGTCGAGGGAGACGCGGGCGTAGATCACTGCTCTGCGCATGAGGGCAACCTACATGACTATGCACGACACTGGTGCAGTAGGCGTGCGTTTCCGAGTACGTGTAACGGTGCGATGACATGGCGATCTTGTCACGGAGCGGTGACACCGCCAGAACGCAGAAAAGCGCCCCACCCAGGCTCAGCGTAGGCCGAGAGGGTGGGGCGCTTCAGTAGGCTCAGGAGGCCGCTAGGGCAGCGATCTCATCCGGCCTGAATCCAGACCAGTGGCGATCCCCTGCGACGACTACAGGGGCTTGTAGGTAGCCGAGCGACTGGACATAGGCCAGGGCTTCGGCGTCGGTGCTGACATCGACGGGGGTGTAAGCCAAACCGGCCCGGTCGAGCGCACGGTAGGTAGCGGTGCACTGGACGCAGGCCGGTCGGCTGTAGACGGTGATGCTCAAGCTGCGGAGAGCTCCTTCTTGTATCGGTCATCGAAGCCTGGCTGCTCCTCCATGAAGGTGAGGAGCGTCAGGGCGTGGAAGGCGACAGCGGCCATGTGAGGAGAGCCGGTCTCCTCGTCGATGTCCTCGCCGGACCAGAAGGCCGTGGCGTGGCGCTGGAGCGCCGCGTAGGACTTGGACCACTCGTAGCCCTTCCTCCAGTTCCAGGGCTCGTACTTGGCCGCGCCGACGCCGTAGTGGCGGGCGACGGTAGCGAGAGCCTCGACGGGGATCAGGTCGTGGCGCTCACTTTTCGTGCCCTTCTCACCACCCGTGGATGAGACGGAGCGGATCTCTCCAGCCTGGTGCGAGAGAAAGATCTCCCGAGGCGGAGGCGAGAGCGGGATGATGAGCTGCCCCTGCGCGTTGGGCTCAGCGGTGACGGTCCACGACTGCGGCTCAACCTCCTCGCCTGCCTGTGGCGCCAACCGCCACCAGTCGGCACCCCCGGCCAGGGCATCCTCCAGTGTCACCACCGGGAGCTTCAATGCCTTCGCCAGGGCCACCTCTGCACGAGCGCCAGAGGAGTTCTCCCAGCCAGGCAGGACGATCACTCCGGCGCTCTCGTGAGCGATGAAGTCCACGTCCGCGCCGAGCGCCTTGCGAAGGTCGAAGCCGAGCGAGGAGAGATCCTCGTTGCCCGTCAGGCCCTTGTAGTCAAAGCCGGTGTCAATGTCATGCTGGGCGGGGTTGAAGACCGCAATGCCCTCTGCCTTGAGATCCTCCGCGGCCTTCAGGAAGGCGGGGAAGTTGAACTCAGGAATGCCGCGCATGGGGCCTGCGAGATAGGCGCGCGAGTCGCGGAGCGAGAGGACGTGCTCCACCTCGTGCGAGCGGTAGAGAGACTGATACTTGCGGTCGCCCCGAAACCAGAGGCTTTCGCCTTCCACTTCATCAATCTCCCCAACCGCGCCAGGGAGAAGGTAGCCGGAGGGAACCGCGTCATCCTTGATGCGAACTCGGTCGCCAACCTTGAACTCGCTCATCGCTTGTCTCCGCTCCCCGTCAGAACCCCGCGCTCCTTGCGGTCACGCAGCTTGCGAACAACACCAGCGGCGATCTCCGCCAGGTCGTAGTCGATTTCCTCGGCCACTGCGGCTGCGTACCAGAGCACGTCACCGAGCTCGGAGGCGATCTGCTCCGCCTTCTCATCGGTCAGCGCGCCGCTGTCGTCGCGCAGGATCTTCTTCACCTTGTTGGCGACCTCACCCGCCTCGCCGGTAAGTCCAAGCGCTGCATACGCAAGGCCCGTGGCCTCACCGCGGCCCGGATAGATCGCCGTCTCAAGTGCGGCGGTCTGAAAGTCCACCAGGTTCACTTGCTCCCCTCCTTCTCGAACTGCGTGCAGCCACACTTCTTGCCGACGCAGCCCGGGTTGCTCTTTCGGACTCCGTGGCTAGCCCACGAGTGTCCACAGGTCTTGCAGAAGCGCTTGTCCGGCTGCGGACTCATCGCTTCCTTGACGTACGCCTGACGGGACTTGGCGGAGTGCACCTCGAACACTCCGCACGTGCCCATGAGGCCCAGCTCGTTCTTCTCCAGCGCCTTCTGCGCTGCGCCTTCCGTGCCGTGTAGGCCGTAGAGGATGTTGTGGCCCTCGTTCCTCATGGCTACTACGAACCAATCACGCTCGGAGAAGGACTCGTAAGCCTGCTGAAGCAACGCGCGTGCCATCTTTTCGGGGGAGTCGAAGTCCTCGGACTGGAGGATCTCGACGATGGGCGTCAGCTCGTCTTTGCGGATCGAGACCCCGGGTAGTGTCAAGACTAGACACCCTGCCCTTCGAGAATCGGAACGCGTATCGTGTGGCGGAAGGTCCACTCAAGGCCCTCGAAGAAGCGCCCACTCATCTCGTGCGCCTTGTGCCAGTCGAGTTCCCAGCCGTCCTCGTGCACGACGTTGAAGATGCCCTTGACTGCGAGGTCTCGCGCTGCGACGGGGGAGAAGGGGCTCTCTCCGATAGACTCAACTAGCCTCATCGGGGTCTCCTGCGGGGCCTGGCCTCTCGAAGAGGGGGAGAAGGTCGTCGCCAACCTCAGGCGAGAACTCGATTGGCCCGTCGTAGTCGACAAGCGTGCCGAACGTGTACCAGCCAGGCGGCGGCTCTTTCCAAGTCATGCCGCCTCCTCCTCGCCCAGGCCCAGAATGAGCGCCAGCACGTTCGCCGTGTGCTCATGGAGGTCCGCCTGCTCGTCGCTGATGTCCTGCTCGATCACCGCGTCCTCGAACTCCTTGAGGTCGCCGTTGCGACGCGCCTCCGAGACCTGCTCCGTGTAGGAGTCGGCGCGCCTCCGGTAGTTCTCCGCCAGGCGACGGTGCTCGTCGTGCAGGTGCTTCACCTCATCGGTGATGTCGAGTTCGAAGGGCTCAATCTCCAGATCCGTCATCGTCTCCCCACTCCTCGCCCTCCAGGCCGTTCATCACGGCCGAGAGCTTCTGCGCTGCGTTGTTGACGTGCTTCCACACCGTGCGCACGTCCCTGTGGTCCTGCGTCGCGATGAAGCGGGCAGGCTTGCCGACAGGAGAGCCCTTGTAGAAGCCCTCCATGCCGTCGTTGTCCAGGTCTCCGCCGAGGAGCGCGTAGTGCAGGACGCACTTGCGCTCATCTCCGGTCAGGACCGGCTCTTCCCAGGCGATGCGCAGGTCTGCGAGCATCGCCATCCATGTGCCCTTGTGGCTCACGTCGGTGGACCCCCTAGGCATGTCGGGGTCTGCCTTGTGCGGGTTGTCGACTCCGCTAGGCAGGTACTCCTCCCACAGGAAGGGGAGGAGGTGCACCACCTGGCCGGGGGTGTAGGTCACAGAGAGAGCGCCTCCACCCACGCATCCAGAGCGACGCTGGATGCGTGCCACCCGATTGCCACCAGGACGAATCCCTGAAGGATTCGGGGCGTGGTCGCCTTCGGCTCGAAGATCCGGAGGAACCCCCAGATCCCCACCACGCCAGCCACCAGTAGAGCCGCTGCGTACGGGAAGGAAGTCATGCGGCCTCCCGCTCGTGTCGGGGGACCGGCTGCCACGAGGTGACGAACCGGCGCTCCACGCGGCCACCGTTGGCACGAACCCACTCGTCTGTGACGAGCACCTCGTCGCGGTAGAGCCGCCCATCTCGCCAGCGCATCGTCCCGGGCGGAGGGAAGTCCCCCCACACGATCCGGCGCTCCTCCTGCTGGTCGTCTCTGGTCACCAGAGCTTCGCCTCCAATCCCACTTCGTCCTGGATGGATGTCTCTCGGTCCTGCTTGGCCCGCTCACGCTTGATGAGCCGGATGAGGTGCTTCTCGACTGCGAACGCTCGTGCGCTCGGCTTGTAGTCGAGGTAGGCGGGGTGCGTCGCCAGGTAGAGCAGCGCCTCCTGCTCAAGGTCTTCGAGCGGGATAACGCCGTTCGGTCCTGCACCGTGCGCCCTGCGAGCGCTGCGGAGTGCGCCTTCATATGTACCTGTCGGCCAGTTCCATGTCAACTCTACACACCTGCTCACCTGCTCATCCCTCCATGCCGAGCAGGCTGCTTACCACAGCGGCCTGGAGAGGGGGTGGAACGGCATTGCCGATCTGCTGATACTGCTCCGTGCGCTTGCCTTGCCACGGGTAGGTGGCAGGAAAGCCCTGAAGAACGCCCGCCTCTGCTGGGGTAATGCGCGTTGCCATGCTCAACGGGGCGCCTGGCCCCGGCAGCCAATGACCACCCTTGCCAGTGATGGTCACGGAAGGCTGGCCTGCGAAGCGCTCCGTGCGACCACGCTCCGCAGCGGTGGCCCCAGCCGCTCCGCCTGCGGAGTAGTTTGAGCGCTGAACGATGCGATGGGCACTTGGGCCGAGCGCCTCGGCCATGCTGACCCAGGGCCTCACCCCAGCATCCATCTTCCAAGGCGACCTGCTGTGGTAGCGAGAGTGGGTCGGGCTCGGTAGCCGTGCCTCGCCGTCGAGCTTGGCAACCAGGATCGCCCTGCGTCGCGTCTGCGGCACCCCGTACTGCTCGGACGTCAGGATGCCGGTATCAACGCTGTAGCCCAGCGTCGGGAGGATCTCGGCATAGACATTCCAGAGCTGCTGAACATTCGGCACCTGCTCCAGCGCCACCCACTGCGGGCGGTGCCGTGCGATGACATGCATGGGCTCCAGAGACAGAAGCGCTGACGTGTTCAAGGCTGCGTCACCTACGCTCGCCACGGCATCCTCGGGAGTGTGCCCGAGAGAGACCTTCTGCGCCGCAAGGATTAGGGATGCCATGTGCCGGCGCCCCTCGCCCTTGCCAGTAACCGAGAATGTCTGGCACTCGGGCGATGCGCAGTAGCCCCAAAGGTCGGGCCAGTCGTAGGAGCGCACGTTACGCACGTCACCGAAGATGCGGAAGTGCCCGGCCTTGCGGGCTGTCGCCACGGCTGCGGCGTCGTACTCAACGCCAACGTCTGTGAGTCCGAGAAGCTTGAGCCCTTGGGACGATCCGCCAGGCCCTGCGAAGTCTGTGCGGATGAGCCCATGGCCAGTCTCGCACGTGACCCGCTTCAAAGTCTCCTCCACATGGCTCCTAAGACTAGTGGAAAGCACTGACAGTCATCCCCTCTCTGAGAGCCCGTGTCGGGCGAGGCTTCACCGGACCACCTCCAGCCCCTTCACGAGGCCGTCCTTGGTCACGCCGACCATGAGGCCAGGGGAGCCGGTCACACCCTTGGCGTGGCGCCACCAGGTGCTCTCCGCCTCCAGGGCAGGCGTCTGGATGAACGTCCTGACGGACTTCACCTGCTCACCGCTCGGGAGCGTGCGAGTCCAGCCCTGCTCTTCGACGAGCTCGTGGTGAAGGTGGCCGCACACCAGCACGTCAGCCCCTCGGATGGAGCCGCCGCCGAAGTCCTGCCCCTGCCACCAGTCGAGGTGCTTCGTCGGGCGGAACTGGTGGCCGTGAGCGTGAGCAACGGTCGTTCCCGCCACGTCCAGCACCACGGTCATCTCGTCCGTCTGCGGCACATAGAACTCCACGTGACCGAAGGCGTCGGGGTTGTACTCCGCAGCCTCTGAGAGCGCGATGAGGGACTCCGTGTCGTGCGAGTCGTCGTAGCGCGTCACGCCCTTGCCAGAGAAGCGAGCCGTCTCTCCGTGGTTGCCAGGCACGGCGGCCATGGTGAGGCGCTGCGCCTCAGGGGCGAAGGTCTCCATGGCGTGCCGCATGAGGCGGCGAGAGAGGCGCTGCTGCTCGCTCAGCGTGAGCTGAGTCCGCCAGACGTTCGCCCCACCCTGCGACTGGAATCCCTCGACGTGATCCCCGAGCCAGGCGATGTGCACGTGGCCGATGTCGAACCGCTTGCGGTGCCAGGCCAGGAGGTCCGCCGCCGCGTTGAGACCGTCGATGCCGCGCTGAAGGGTCCCCTCTGCGCCGTCACCGTCGATCTTGCCGAACTGCATGTCCCCGAGGAGGACCAGGTAGCCGTGGTCTCCCTGCTCTCGCTTCGCACGGGGCTTGTGCTTCTTGATCGCCTTCACGAGGTCATCGATGGGCGGTCGCTCACCGGACTCAGGAGAGCCCTTGCGAGCGAAGGTGAAGCGAGTGCTGGTGCCGAGCCCACCACCGGGCATCGACCACTCCGAGGAGCGGAAGCCGGTAACGATGAACAGGGCAGGGTCGAGGCCGTGCTTGGACAGGAGCTCTCGCGCCTCTCCCTCGGGCTCAGTGGTAGACGTGGCCGGTCGGTTGACCGTCGCTTCCACGACGTTGCCCTTGACCTCGATCTGGCTCGTCAGGCTCTTGGTCTCGGGCTTACCGATGCTCGGGGGCGTGGGCTTCGCCAGCGCCTCCACAAGGCTGCTTGTCAACTCTACACATCCTTTCCGCGCTAGCCACGATTGCTCCGTCGCCAGGTGCGGATCGTTGTCGCAGAGACGCTCTGTTCGTGCGTCTCCTTGAGCAGGTTGCTGATGGCATCGGCGGACCATCGAGAGTCGTTCAGAAGGGCCTTGAGAGCCGCGAACTCCTCAGGGGGTAGGGACTGCTCCAGGCGGTCCATGAACGTCGCTCTGTGAGCCCCTGGAGGGCCTTCGTTGAGGGCGTCAGAGAGGGTCACTGGTCTGCACGCTCCAGGATCACGGTCCAACCGCTGAGGCCATCACGCCTAACGGAAGTGAGGTACTGGCTCCAGTTGAGACTCCGCGCCGCCTCGGCCGCCTTCTTGTAGGCATCGATGCCAGCTTCAAGGTCACCCTCGCTGGTGTTCATCTCCGGGAAGTCGACCTCGATCCGAGGCTTGTCGACGATTCGAATGTCGCTCATCTGACTAGCTCCTTGAGTGCGTCCTCGCCATGCTCGACGAGGTAGCTCGATACGTCGTGCCCGTGGGGCACATAGACCTGGACTCCGTTCCGAAGACGGTTCGCCATCTGCTCGGTGAACTGCCTTCCCGCCTCGTCTCCATCGCCCAGGATGTAGACCTTGCGGAACCCCTCGAAGAGGCGTCGGTGGTGCGGCTTCCAGTAGTTCGCTCCGGGGTAGCCGACAGCGTGGCCGAACACTCGGCTCAGCACGATGGCGTCGAACTCACCCTCAGCGACATAGAGGTCTTCACCCGCCTCCACGAAGGAGCGGACGTTGTAGACCCTGCTCGGCTCGTCAGGCAGGCCCAGGTACTTCGGTGCGTCCGTTACGCCAGCCCAGTCGGGGCGGCGGAAGCGAACGGTCACCGGGTGCCCAGCAGCGCTCATGTAGGGGATGGCAAGCCATCCTGCGTAGCGCTCCAGTCCGGGGGCGTCAGTCGGCACCACCCCAAGATGGGCGCCAAGAGCGTCGTCCCTCTCGATGCCCCTTGCGACGAGCCACCGAACGGCCTCCTTCTCCCGCGTAAGCTGAGCCTGAGCGCTCTTCACGCTCTCCGCTAGCCACTCCTTGCGAGAGGTGGAGAGTGGCTGCAACTTCGACTGCTCCTCGGAAGTCAGTGCGCTCCTCCTCCTGAATGAACGTCCACGAGTCCCCTCCTCGACCACACGACTTGCAGTTCCACAGTTCCCGGTTCAGATCGACTGAGAGTGACGGCGTGGAGTCCTTGTGGAACGGACAGCTCGCCATGAACTTCTTGCCGCGAGGCTGGATGCCGTAGTGAGTGAGGACGGCTTCCAGGTCGGGCTTGGTGTGCTCCTCACGCTGCGGCAGCCTGTGCACTGCCCCTCCGTTCTCGTCGCCGGTCCACGGCGTCTCGCAGGCTGTGACCGTCAGGGAAGGTCACGCGCACCGGCTGTCGCGGGGCGGTGGTTGCCCCGAAGGCCCGGCTAGCGTTCTCCCTCGCGAAG